GGTTTACTCAATTCGTTGTCTTCTGCACCACAAACGCTACAATACTCCACAAAAACTTTATATTCTGCTTCATATTTAGATAGCTTGTGGGCAGGCATAAATCATTCCTTCTTTTCAGCCGGCTTATCCACCGGCTTTGTTTCCGGTTTCGGCTGTTGTGCAATGATCTGTTCACGCAATTTATTGATCAATGGAAACACCTTACCAAAAGGTTGCGTCTGCAAACCTTCAGATAGCAAATCGACTTCAGCAGGCGTAACCTTAAGCTGATATTCGCTTGGCTGTGCTGCCGGTTGCTGTGCAAAAGCAGGAGTAACGAACAAAGCACTAATCAACAGAATTTTCTTCATTTAGCAATTCCTTTGCATCTACATTGGGTTTAACTCTAGGATCATTCATGCGGTTATTACCGCAAGCCGAAGTCCAAATTGGACTGTCTACACCATCAACATTCGCACCATACATTCTAGCGTGAACATTGATAGCGATAGATTGTGCTACTTCCTTCAAATGCTTCTTGTCAAGTCCTGGAAAGCGTTTCCTAAGCAATTTAAACGACATTATGGCGATTATGGCTCGATATTCTTTTGAGTTCATAACGCCAGACCTTTCCCTTCGATCAAGATCAGTTAAATACATTTTTATACACGATCTTCTGGCTTATTATGACGCCAATGTGTCGGCTGCATTCGATTACCAAATTCAAGACCGCGCCAAACTCCATCTTTAAATATACATCTAAACAACGACATTCCACTTTCAGTTAATTTCATTCCTTGAAGCAATTTATCAGTCGGCGCACTTTCAATCGATTGCCAAGCTCCATTATTCACAATCATTTCTATATCATTTTTGCCAAACATGATCATTTCCAATATAATAATAGCAGTATAAGCAAACATTAAATCTGAAAGCAGCATATAATTTAAATCTACACGCTTAAGAATTTTATTCATTCGTTCGTCATCACTCATTTGCATCATCTTTCTCATTTACAACCTCGACAACCTTGCCGTTCAAAGTTGCCCACAAGATCAGATCGTAAACCCAATCTTTCTGATTGCTATTGGCAAAATCAAGCCTTCTTTCTCGAATTTGTTCATCGCTATCAGCTTCAAATACCCTAACCAGAAGCATTAAAGGCTTATGCCGTCGATTAGTTACCTGATCCATAATACAGTCCTAACCAAAGGATGACAATAGCAATCGACATGCCAACACAGATGCAAGCGATAACAAAGATATTTTCTTCTTTAACTTCCTGTTCTTCGGAACGGTATTCAAACCGCTCCGGTTCAGGAATTAAATCATCATACATTTGGAGGTTCCCATTGCAGCATAATTTGCTTAACTCTATCGTTAACTGGATAGCTACACGTAACAGTTTTACCTAAACGCAATGCACCGTTTCGACCAACATAATAAAATTGATCATCTTCCATTCGACTAAATACAACGTACCTTGACAATCGCTTAACTTGCTTACAGCCGTGCGCTAGTAGATAAGCGGTAAAACGTTCTTGCATTGTTTTTGACATATCACAACCCCAAAATCTTGCGAATAATTTCAAACTGCTCCGATGGCATTTTGATAATGACGATTTCATTATCTTCATCATCAATATCTGCGTACTCGAATGCATCCTTAACCGCAGCCTTGATATTGACCTTAGGAGCGCCACCAGTAGCGGCTTGAACGTGGGCACCTGTCGCCTTGGTCTTGCCTTCTGACGCAGCCTGAACCACGCCAGCTTGCAAGGAAGCCTCTGCCTTCGGCCCCTGTTCCTTCACGACTGCCATAGCAGTTGAAGGCGATACTTGACCGTTATGAACCATAACCTTGACGCCTTCCGGCATCCGATTGAAATCCAGGATTTGCGATACGCGAGCACCTGAGATACCAGCTTTCTTTGCGATATCGTTCTGCTGCCAACCCATATCCAACAGCCGCTTGAACAGCTTAGCTTGTTCTAACACTGTGAATGGTTTGCCAGCATTGCGTAATTGCTGTGAAAACAATCGATCCGCTTCGTTAGCGTAGCGTTCGCCAACCTTGCATGGAACCGTCTTGATTTCAGCCTTCAGAAACTCAATAGCGTACAGCGTAGCGCGCAGCCTGCATTCGCCATCTTCAAGCCAAGCCTTACCATCTTCCCAATTGACCGTTAGCGGCTCTTTGACGCCAACTTCGGCAATGGACTTGGCGAGCATTTCGATATGCTCGATATTAGCAGGGTCTTTAAAGTCCCTGCTGTTCCATCCATGCTTGACATTGATCAGCTTTGGATTAATTCTATGGATATCACTTCGCCCCTCAGATATAGAGGCAAGTCCAGTAGTCTTTGACATTTGATTAGTCCTTTCTCGCTTCGACAAAAGCAATCCTACTCGCCTTCATACATTAAGTCAACTGCATTTTCAAAATTAAATGCATTTAATTGTGTGATATTTTTGCAACAGGTAATTTACCTTTTGCTTCCCAATAACGACAATGACCAACAGGATTAATATGCCCTATGACAAGCGTACAAGCGTTAGGATGCCTGTACATCTTGCAATCCTCGCAACGATTACGTTTACTATTAATAATATAATTGGCTTCTAGCTTTGATATTTTAGCCATGCTTTTTACGCCGCTTCTTACGCGCGGCACGTTGTTCCGAATATGCAATTGCAACGGCTTGCTTGACTGGCTTACCAGCCCGCACTTCGGCTCTAATATTAGATTTGAAAGCCGGCTTCGATGTACTGCGTTTAAGAGGCATATTTCAAACTCCATTCGATGTTTTCAATAGTTGAAGTTAAATCATCAATATACTTTTGTGACGGATTATCACATGCTTGCTCATTCGATTTTAATAGCTTTAAAGCTTTCAATCTAGCGATCAATTCATTTTCATTGATGAAGATAGGTGTCATGCTGCTAACCCCATTTCCTGATCCATTTCACCGCCCCAAGATTTAATCAATTCTACCATACTCGTTGTGATACCATACAACAGCATTTGCATAAGCTCTCGCCGCTGCTTCTTTACTATCATAATGGCCCAAATCTATTTCTTTTCCGTTATATTGAATTTTAGCTCTCCACATACCTACAGAACTATGCCAATTAACACCTTTAATTCCAGATTTATTATCTTTATGCTTAATACCATTCATCATATTTTGACTTCTGTTAGCTTGTCTTAAATTATTCCATTTATTATTTGATTGATTATGATCAATGTGATCTATCATTTCTTCTGGCCAACTTCCAGTCATATAAAGCCATGCAAGTCTATGAATAAAATAAAATTTTCCATGTAAATTTAAACGTAAATATCCTTTACTATCAAAACTCCCAACCTTTTTCCCAATAAATCTTTTATGAAATGATTTAATACAAACAAACTCACCTGTTTCAGGATTATAATTGAAACGAGATTTAAGATATTCTTGATTTATTATCATGCGGCTAAGCCTAGCTCTTGATCAAACTCTCCCCCGAACGCATCCCCACACACTTGTACAGCTTTCAACCATCCGTCAATCGAATAAACATAGACTTTACCTTGCAGCACCATAGCTACAATTTCAGTCCTACCTTCGCTGGTCACAACACGTTGACCAGGATGAACAATACTACGACGCATCATAAACATCCTTAATTTCAACTATAGCGTCGTGTGTTGGATAACGAGCTACAACTTGAGCTATTTTACCGTTCTTAGGCTTAATAACTTTAATCAACACGTATTTTTCAGGTTCATCTAGCTTCAGCAACCCTAATGCTTCAAGCGTATTAACAAATCTATCATTATCCATCCAACCAGCTTTACTAACAATCTTCAAAGCTTCATCCCGCGTCATTTTCAATCCCCAAATATTCTAACAAACAATCTCTCGCTTCGATCCATCCGAAGCATACGCGCGTAGCATAGCGTTGGCAAGTTAAATGTTCAAGCCAATCGTGTTGCTGATCAGATATGATACCTTTAGGCTTTTTCAATTCGATGAACAGCCCTGCAAAGTTTGCGCGTGTAATAGCGAGCATGATATCCGGCACACCAGCCTTAACACCCATCGCCTTCAGCTTGCTAGCTTCGGCAATATGCCGACTGCCTCCATTCGGGATATGAAACAACCATTTCAATTCAGAAATACCACTACTAGCGGCCCAGCAAAAAAGCGCCGCTTGATGTCCATCCTCCGAACCGGACTTCGCAAGCTGTTCGGGAGTTATCTGCGCCATCTAAACAAATCCCTGTACTTCAATCCGAATGGAAGCCGATAAGCTTTGATGACTTCTTGCCAAGCTTGTTTGATTGTCACACCTTTTCTCTTTTCCATACACCACCATAATCGACTGCTATGCGCCGAACGCTATCTTCAGAACCAATGAATGCAGGCGGTTGGCTAGGACCAAACAACACAGCTAAATAAATTTTACCACCATTTTGCACAACATCTGCTAATTCTTCAGGTGTCAATTGCCAGCACGATACAGACATATTACCATTATTAAATACAGCCATGCTTTCGATGCGTGAAGTATCTTCCTCTGCTTTTGGTGGCGTCAACGTGCGATTAGCACCGTGCCATTGAACAGGTTTAGCCATCGTCACGTTCCAAGTATCGCGGTCCAGGCGGCTTATCTTTATTGTACTGAGGCTTCAGCAATTCAATAATTTGTTTCAAGCTATCGTCGATGCTATCGAGCTTACGAAAAAAGTATTTAAGCTGACTTTCATTCATTGTAATATATTATCCTTTGCCATCGCTTGAAGCTGAAACGCTGTCTGCGCATTCAAACCTAACGCAATTGCAAAATCATTGTACTCGGCAATGGTATGAAACACTAATTCGGCTATATCCTTACCATCTTCTGAAAACAATATGACATGAAGATGATTATCTTTACAACCTCGAAAGCCAACATTTTCAACAACGGGGCAAGTTAACTTCATGATACCTCCTGTTGATTAAAACCCCTAGCGATCCTTGCCTTGACCATCAACTTGCTTGGAGGGCTATAAGATAGTCTGACAATTGCTCGCTAGGGGAAAGCCTGCATAGTGATCCCCACAAATAACAGGCTTATTTCCAATGACGCAAAGCGCGTATCCAATTCAAAGCAGATTTATCGTTTCTAGCAGCATCTACAATAATCTGCAATGCTACCATTGGCGAATGTCCACAACGCTTTAACATTGCATAAATTCTTTGATATTTTAACATTTCATTCTCCATTGTGATTATCCGAAATAGCCACCTATAACCTGGGATTAAATCATTCGTCGGAATGACGGCTAGGTGGCTATTGCTGACAATCTAGCCGGCTTTGAAGTTCCGGCACATGATGTTTGCTCCATATTAACTTAGCTATTTATATCAGCACGCCGCTAAGTCTGGACAATTGGCGCTTTCATATCTAGCTTTGCAAAACAGAATATAACGCAGTCCTATCAAAACTTGCTATGCACTGATGCTGTTGCCGCTTCTCCTATGTAGATTATGAATAGATTAGCAGGATTGCAAACAATGTCAACCCTGCAACCTCAATTGTACCAAGCAATTCAATCACAGAAATACTCATTTGTCCATAGCTCACTGCACAACGGGCAGCTAAAGTATGTTCGATTAGGCGTCTTATCAACTTCGATATCGTCGCCCTTGTGCCAGCATTCGGGACACAGCTTACCTTGATTGACTTGCTGGCGCTCTTGATCGTTGGCTAGGAACATATCAGCCTCCAATCCTAGCTAAGCACCAATGCTTGAAGCTTGAACTAACTGACAATAAAGTACTTGGATTAAACGAAAGAATGGAAAGACCAAAAGCCTTATCGTCCTTCCATTGCTGACCAATAACGACGATGAATTTATGGGTATATCGCGTAGCTGGTACGGTGAAGGCGGTGTACATTTGATTATCCCTCCATTTCGATGATTAGAGATTACTACAGTTGAGTTAGCTTGTCAACTGCTATATCGCCTTAACCGTTCAATCCTCATTAATTCTCCAATATCAGCCTTATAAATTGCTTCACCACCATCACCGTAATGATCAGGATCATTCTTCGATCCATAACGCTCCACATAACCACTGAGTGTATTACCATGATCAGCAATCCATTTAAGCTGATCTTGCATCATCTGTACATATTTCATTGACATATCATTGGCTCCTGATCAGTCTGGGCAAATCGGTTCACCGCTACTATCGATCCATTTCGCACCTTAATCAATCATAAACGATATGATAGGCAAACCATTACCTCGTCCATCATCTGAAAAGATATTAATTGACCGCTTATCTGTAATAGGATCAATTTCCATATGAATTGCAGCAGCGTGACCATTGCAATCAGCAAGCACTTGAAACCATCCATCATGGATTGTAACTTCAGTTTGGATATTCATATCTCGACTAGTCATTGTCATTCCCTCCATTTGATAAAGCTACAGTACACTAGCTTTAAAGCGAAATCAACTGTTAATCTGCACTTTCTCCATTATCTTTGTAATAAGGCTTTCCGTCTTTCCACTCGATAGCTCTACCAGCAGCCGAACGCCACATAGCAGCCCGCTTAGGATCATAAGCATCAGAATCAATACGCTCACCGATCATTGCTGCTGGCGATTGCGACCACACAACGTTTGCTCGCATAACAACCCTCCATTAGCTGCATTTGAAAGCAGTGGCAACACCTTTACCGTGATTTTTACCGCCACAACGACACTCACAATTCATCGTGCGACCATTGGCAAACATACAGCGATCATCGCACTCATGCTTAGACGGAAAAGCTTTATAACCAACTTTGCGCGTAACCTTCATCCATTGATTACGCTCTTTCGACCATCCCCAAGTTCCCGACCGTGGATCGGAAGATTTTCCACCACGATGATCAACATTAGCAAATTCAAACGTCTCGCCATCAACATCAGCAAAGTATTTGATATTTGCCATCTGCTCGCTCCATCGCTTCAGTTCAATTACCTTACTCCCCTTTAAAGCCGCTGTCAAGCGATACATGCCCACAATTTGAAAGATATTTCACTAGTGTGTTAATCTGGCTTTCGCTCAGTATTATCACTTGTCCGCCATCGTCGCTTAGGATTTGAATGGATGCATTGACAAATCCATTATCCTCTGTCAAGTCATCTACGATTAGCAAACTTCTGGTCACTTCATCGCTAATTTTCATCATATTTCTCCTATTTTCAGATTGAACTCGCTAAGTCCTTGTTTCTTCTTACTATATATTATATATTATTATATATTATAATAGAATAATCATGTAAGAGCTATTAACTTAACTGTACTTATTGTACCAATCTTAATTGAACTAAGTACCAAAGTGTGTGTTTGTGTGTGTAGGCAGACCGATATATAAATATTCCAAGGTATTTCCAAGTAAGTCTATGATTTCGCTACATAAATTTCATATTTTTCGACCTTTTTTCGCGATATAAGCGATATATATTACCAAAAATTTATATATTATATACCGTATATAAATATATGAAATGTGAACGTCCGTTCATCTTAATCCAGTAAATTCACGTCACTGACAACAAATGCTCGCTGTGAAGTTCCATACTTCACTGACATTTCAGCCTTGTTAATTTCCCTGAGTTTATCACTATCAATCAATACTTGTAGAATTCTTTTGATAGCATTAGTAGCCTTCACAGGATCATTCTTGAAGCAACTGATAGAGCTAAAACGATTATGCAGATATGCATAAGGTATAACTTTATTTTCATGCAATAATACACCGTTCTTCAATTGCTTTAAATAATTCTTGATTTGATCAAAATCTTTAAGGATATATTCTTTGATTACTCTAATAGCCTCAATCTGCTGTTTTATTTCATATGTGTTTACACCGATCAATCCTTGCTCAAACTTAAGCGATAATGATCGAATATCGTTTTGTATAATATCTTGTGCCCACTTCACATAATCAGGTAAGATAATTGGATCGGAGATATTGACACCTACAGCAATCAAAGCCGACAACTTCAATATCTTAATGTGGGCACGGTTCCAAAGCTGTCGAATAACTTCTTTATGGGTACTATTAATTTGAGCATCAGCATACTTATCAAATGCCGCCGTCATCTTCAAAGCTTCATCCGACTGCTGTACATTGATAGTACGTTTAGCGTGCATTACCTGTTCAACTTGCGCAACCAATGATGCAAAGCGTTCGATCAACATCATAGAAGGTTGCACAGTTAAATGGTTTTCGCTAAGTGCTGGCCTAGCTCCATTGTATTCGATTAGCAAGAACCGCGGTAGCAACCCTTCAGATATCATATCCTCATTCAATGCAGCATAGAACCGTTCGGGTGTACTTTCACCCAATATGCTAAATGCTGGACTTTCGGTTACATTGATGTTCTTATCAGCATCGGCAAAGATAGAAGGACGAAACACTTGCCCATAACCAGATTTATTATACAAATCGAGTAGTACACGCTTAAGCGTTTTTTCAGCCGCATTGGCTGTAGGACTGGACATTGTTTCGAGCCGCAAACCAAACTCGCCAAGGATTGATACAAAGCATTGTGAAGTCCTATTCATATGCTTCACAAGAGCTTGACCAGATGCTATTTCTGATGGACCAATAAATGCTACTGAAGTCGGCACCTGAAACCGAATGCTATTCATCAATCGATCAATACCGGATGCTGCCGCTTCCTTGCCCACTCCGGTCATTCCCAGGAGCAAGACGTACTGATTAAGCCCGGTGCCACTGATATTATAGGCGCGTCCGCAAATGCCTGCCATCAGCCCAATAGCCGCCGCCAGTGCGATTTCTGGCACTGGTCTAGGCGCAGCCGCATAGATAAATTGCGCGATTTCTCCAAGAAGTCCTGGTGGAAGGGTAGCAGTAGCCTCCTGGGAAGGAACCTTCAAAACCGGCGAAACTGCTTCATTACCATTTAATGGCAACTTCAATTGATCACGTTCAGCAATCTTCTTATCTAATTCAATCTTGAAACCATCGAAGTCAATAGGTGGAAGCATTCGATCAAATGATTTATTGATCATCCAATTTAGATAATCTGATCGTTTAGCCTTATCTCTCTTACCCAAAACTGAGGATTGGAATATACGAATAATTTGATTTCTATTTTGCGTGTAAAAAGAGATAATATCCACAATAGCAAAGTCGGCTTCAGATTGAGACTGATACAAACCTTGCCATTTTCCTGCATACAATTGAAGGAACTTTTCTCCATTTGTAGCAATAGATGCTTGCTCAATAATTTCTTTGTCATTGAACTTTTCCTTTTCATCACCTTTGAAGATATTAGTTGCTACACCGCCGCTACCCATTTGTTCCCACAATTGAATAAGCTGGTCCTGCCTATCCATTATAGGTTTATTATTATAGACGTTCCCTGTAAATGTTGCGTATCGTTGCGATGAATAGACTTCGATGAAATTACGCCTTCTGCCTGCTGGAATGAAGCCTTTAATGATGATATGCAAACCACGACCGCTAGGCGATATCTCAGACCAGCTATCAAACTCCTGATAAATCTTTATCTGCCGATTGAGTGCAATTGTATCACCATTTGTATCGTCCAAATCTATGAATGTATATGGATCATTATCGGTAAAAACAAAACCGATACCCGCTGCACCGTTACCGCTTTTTGTCGCCTTGACGGCTTCCTCGAATGAGCACCAATCTTTCGGCTCATTTACGCTTGCCATTTTGCCTGTTGCAGAGTAAGGCACCTTCGTCGGCTTGGCTGCGCCGATATCCTCATACTGCCACACAATCCATTGGCGCAGACGTTTTAATTCGTCTGGAATAGCTTCATAAGCCATAGACGTATCCAAAGCTGTAATGATTAATAATTCAGCTTGTTACCCGATAAATACTCATACAGCTTTTGAACACGATTAACCGAAGGGTCTTTAATCCTACCCTTGCCAAACTCAGATAACCAATAGAAGCTTAATCCGGTTTGATTAGCTATGTCAGGATAGGTTTGTGGGCAAGCTTTAAGAAGGGAAAGGGTCTTTTCGCACAATGTCATTTGTTATTCTTTCTTGTTAATAAAGCGGCTGGTCCCGACCACTTGCGAAACGCCAAGGGCCTTAGCAAGACCGCGAGCGGGAACGGTCCAAGGCATTTACCGCTTGCCACGTCTGGCACAAAAAATATTTTTGAGCAAGTAGAATTTAGCGGTTGACTTCCACCTTATTGTGCGTATCCTATGACCAATCGAATGAGGCACACAATGAATGAAAATGGTGGCTGGTCAACGTCAATGCTCAATAAGATCGAAAAAGAAATTCCTTTAAAGGATGTATCAACTGAAGCAGCCAAAGCAGCTAATCCATTCATTCCACCACGTTCTTATGATCCTGCACCATCAGCCGAACAAGTTGCGCAAGAGCGACTTGCTGCATTGCTTGCTGATGTAACGACTACTACGCTCGATCAACTACGCGAGCTACGCGACGAAATTGATAGTCTGATGCAAGTCATTCGTGATCGAGATAGTCTAATCAACAAAGCTTTCACGGAACATGTTGCATATGCTCGTAATGCTATCACATGCAAAGAAATCATCAAAGAGAATTTAAAAAAGATCAAAGAAGATTTCACAAATGGTTTGCATCCTATTCCGCAAACTGTTACCATTGGAGCAAATAAAGATGGATGAGAATGAAGAATTACACGAATGGCAAAATGTTGATGGACATTTAAAGTATGAAAAAAAACCAAATGTTGTCAGCTTAATTCCTACAAAAACAGATGCTGACTACGCTAAGGAATTGAAAGCTAGATCAATCGAAGCGTGGAAGCCTTTGCTTGAAATTATGCAGGAAGCTAACAGCAATGGTTTTCGTATCGTTATCAATGCTGGAATGAATGAGCTAGGACAAGCATTCATCCATAATCTAGAGATACAAAAGATATACAAATAGGTGCGAAATGACTATCGGCAATTGGTCGTCGACTGTCTGGCCTACCATCGATACCTCTAATCATTGGGATAAGCTATCCCAGGATGAATTGCTTACAATGCATTTGAAGCTAAAGCAACAAGTTGAAAAAGCTAAAGCTGATGAAATGGAATTGCGTAAATACATTGTCAATCGCGCATTTCCTGAAAAGCATGAAGGCACCAATACGCTCGAACTAGGCAATGGATATGAATTAAAAGCAGGAATTAAATTCAACTACCAGCTTGCCGACAACGATATTGTTGAGCGAACGCTTGACGCTATTGCTAAGGTTGGCAATACAGGACCATTCATCGCTGATCGATTGGTAAGCTGGAAACCGTCATTCTTGCTAACTGAATATCGCAATCTAACTGATGCTGCACCGCATAGTGCCGAAGCACAAGAGATACTTGCACTTGTGGGCAACATGCTTACTATAACTGATGCTGCACCAACTTTAGAAATTAAAGAGCCGAAAGCGAAAAAGAAATGACAGAACTTCAATTTGTAGTCACCGCTAATCCAACAGCTATATTTCTCACGTTAGGGATTATTCATATCATTCTAATGATATTTTTGATTGCTGCAATCAAAGACAGAAATAACCGATGAACCTTTCATCCCTTCGTCCTGCCCGTGACTTTGCCGTGAATTTTGGCGTTAAGTCCGTGGTGTATGGTCCTGCCGGTAGCGGTAAAACACCAGTTATCAATACCGCTCCGCGTCCTGTATTGCTTGCTTGCGAACCCGGATTATTGTCAATGCGTGGATCAAATGTACCAACTTGGCAAGCGTTCACACCAGAAGCAATCGAAGAATTTTTTAAATGGGTTTTCGGATCAGAGGAAACAAAGAATTTTGATACTATTGCAATTGATAGCACTAGCCACATGGCAGAGGTTTATTTGCAAGCCGCTCTTAAGACTAACAAACACGGCTTGGCTGCCTATGGAGAAATGGCGACGAATACGCTCAAACATCTTAATACACTCTATTATACTCGATATAAACACACCTACTTAATAGCCAAGCAAGAAATAATCAATGAAAACGGATTAACAATCAAACGTCCATATTATCCCGGCAAGCAATTACCAGTCGAGCTACCACACAAATTTGATCAAATCTTACAGCTTGACATTCAAAATGTTCCAGGTGTAGGACAAACAAAAGCATTCCGTTGTCAAGGGTCAATCGATGTATTAGCGCGTGATCGAACAGGACAATTAGCAGAGTTTGAACCGCCAGACTTTTCACTTTTAGTTTCTAAGGCCATGCGATGAAAAGCGGAATATATAAAATCTTAAATACTCATAACAGAATGATTTATGTAGGAAGTGCTGTTGATTTTCAGCAACGATTTTATTTACACATTTATCATTTAAATGCAAATACTCACTTTAACAAGCATCTTCAAAACGCTTGGAATAAATATGGAGAGAATGCTTTTGAATTTAAGATATTAGAATTTTGCGAAAAAGACAATCTAATAAAGCGTGAACAACATTGGATCGACTGGACATTATGCTATCAAAGAGAAATAGGATATAATTCGCGGAGAAAAGCTGAAACCAATTTAGGCTTGCAATGGTCTGAAGAAACTAAAAGAAAGATGGGTCAAAAAAATATTGGGCGAAAACACACACAAGAACATAAAGACAAAGTTATAAAAGCGTTAACCGGCCGTTTTGTTTCTAATGAAACAAAAATTAAGATATCATTAAGTAATAAAGGTAATAAAAATAGATTAGGGATGACAAATTCCAAGGAACATAACTTAAAAATAGGCTTGGCTAATCAACAAAAACGAATTGGAACAAAAGCTTCCGAAGAAACAAAAAAGAAAATATCTTTAGCTGGCAAAGGTAGAATTGCTTCGGCGGAAACGAAACTAAAATTATCGATTGCTGCCAAAAAAAGATATGCTATAATTTGCACTCAAACTCCTATTATTATAGGAGAAGAAATATGAAAGAGCCTCAACTTAAAATAACAGTTTCGCCAGAAACATATCATGAGATAGTTGATGAATTAGCAAAAAAGGGTTATAAATTAGGAGAAAATGTAAACGCTTTAACTTTAGAAAAAGGAACTATCGTAAGACCTAATGTAGATTTTCGTCTGGCTTCTATTCGTAAAGATGCTGCATTAGTTGCTAGTCGTGCTTTTAATCCATCTGATATGGGGATAGATTTTGTGCAATTTGTCGATCAAATATTTCAATACATCTTGACTGGTAAAAAAGATGAAGCTAGTATTTATGCCAAATATCCACAAGGTAATATGCCAACAAATGAATGGAAATAACAAATGGCTAAACGATCAGCTAAAACAAGAGCTAAAATGCGAGCGGCTTGGAAGATAAGAAAGCGAAGAAAAGAATTTGGCAAACAAGGATTGCCGCTTTTCAAAGAAACGAATGAATTTTTAAAAAGCGTTCCTGATGATCTACCAATCGGTACACAGCTTCGCATTAAGTTTCCTGCCGATTATACCGTAACCGACCAACCTGTTACAGTTCACACTTGCGATAAAGCAAGCGGTCTTATTGATCGAATGACGCAAGCGATTGATAAGATTGAACAGCAAATCAAGCGTCTGGAGACTTTGTGAAAATGGACCTTAATTCTCTCGGCTCGTTTGATGCCAATCAACATGCACCTAAGCAGTTAGGTGCAATTGTTCCGCCAGGTAAGTGGCCGTTCGTCATCAGCAATACTGAAATTGTTCCCACTAAAGCTGGTGATGGTGGAATGTTTGTTGTAACCTTTAATACGCCGCATGGCACTATTCTCATGCGTTACAATCTTTGGAACCAAAATCCAAAGACTGTTGAAATTGCACATGGTCAATTGTCGGCACTCTGTCACGCTACAGGTGTCTTTAAAGTCAATTGGCAAACGAATGGTGCCGAATTGCGCAATGCACAAGGCATGATCGACGTTGCCTTGCAAGACCCGGACAAGCCCGATGGCTATACGGAAGTTAAAAAGGTCTATGACAAGAACGGCAATGAACCGGGTAAAGCTCCTGCTGCCGCTCCACAGCCTCAAGGCAACGGTGCCGCATGGGGAGGGGCACAACAGCCCGCAGCACAGCCCCAAGCAACACAACCGGCATGGGGCGCTACTCAGGCCCAGCAGCCGCAACAGCCCACTCCTGCCGCTCCCCAAGGCTGGCAGCAAGGCCCTAGCGCGCCGGCCGGCGAAAAGCCACCATGGGCGAAGTAATCTACATAAGCTAGAGCCAATACTGGCCTATTGTATCTATTGTGGACCGACGTAGATACAATTAACTGACGCACTTGTAATTGCCGGTGGCAAATGGATAATTGCGAGTGCGCCTTTTTAATTGGAGAATTTAAATGACCCAATGGCTAATAAATTTTGCTTGGATTTTTGGAATAGGAATATGGATGATCGTTGCAACAATTCTATGTTTGCTAGGACCAATATATAAACGATATTGGACAATTCCACTAGGAATTATTTGGCTTTGTGCTGGATTTGCAACAGAACTTTATTTCTTGCAAAATCATATCTGGTAATAATGCCCACATTCAAACCTGAAGCTGACGGCACGCTTTCGCCAATCATGCGCAAAGCTATTGCTGCGCAGCTATTGGCCGATATCGATGCGTTGTGTACCAAAGAATTTACCGATGAACATCGCGAACATTTAGGTGCTTCGATCATCGGCAAGGAATGCGCTAGAGAAATATGGTATGATTTTCGTTGGGTGAAGTTTGAAGTATTCGAGCCGCGAATGTTGCGTCTGTTCAATCGTGGTAAGATGGAGGAAGATTTATTTGTTAAATGGCTACGCGGCATTGGCTGTCAAGTATGGGAAGTTGATCCGCAAACCGGCAAGCAATTTCGCATTTGGGGAGTTAACGGGCATTATGGTGGATCAGCCGATAGTGTAGGCATTCTTCCATATTTGCCAGACTATCCGATATTGATGGAGTTCAAGACTCATAACAGCAAATCATACATCAACCTAGTAAACAAAGGATTGATCCTTGCCAAGCCGCAGCATTATAGTCAAATGTGTAGCTATGGTAAGCATTACGGTTTTCGCTATGGATTATACGTCGCAGTCAACAAGAATGATGATGATTTGTATCCTGAGTTAGTTGAATTGGATTGGCAACGCGCAAATGATCTAACAAACAAAGCGCAAGACATAATCGAGAGTAGGTTTCCACCGCAGCGCATATCAGATAATCCCAGCTACTTTACTTGTAAGTTCTGTAGCAAATCTGCTATATGTCACTCTAACGCGCCAGTAGAAATCAATTGTCGTAGCTGCAAATGCGCTGTGCCAATTGAAGATAAGCAATGGAAATGTACAAGGTTTGATAATGTAATACCATCTGATTTTATCAAACGCGGCTGCAAATATCACGTATCGATTAACACATGATCCAACCCCGTCCATACCAGGAAGCGAGTATTCATCTTATTTGGGATTATTTCAATTCCGGTAAGACTGGTAATCCGCTTATCTGCTATCCGACTGGCACCGGCAAGAGTTTGATACCGGCAATATTCATTCAAAGAGTAATGCAGCATTGGCCTAATCAAAAGTTCTTGTTGTTAACCCATGTTTCAGAGTTGATCAAACAAAACGCTGAAGTACTGCGCTATGTCTGGCCTAACGCTCCGCTTGGAATATATAGTGCTGGTCTAAAGCAAAAGCAGCCATTCTTTCCTATTGTATATGCTGGTATTCAGTCAGCTATCAAAGACCCTGCGAGGTTCGGCCATAGGGATATCATATTCATCGATGAAGCTCATTTGCTATCCGATGATGAAGGTTCACAATATTTAACTTTCATCGCGACAATGAAACTAATCAATCCGCGAGTAAAAATCATCGGTATGACAGCTACTCCATTCCGCATGGGTATGGGAATGCTAATCGAAGGTGGATTGTTTACCGATATAATTCACGACTTGACGGGAGTAGACGAATTTAACAAGCTGATTGCCGAAGGCTACCTATGTCCATTAGTGCCAAAGCGAACCAAGGTCGAGTTAGATGTTAGTAATGTGGGCATGGCGAAAGGTGACTTCATTGGTAGTCAGTTGCAAAGCGCCGTCGATAAAGCTGAAATTACCTATGCTGGCTTGCGTGAAGCTATTCAGTTAGGCCATGATCGAAAATCATGGCTGATCTTTTCATCAGGAATTGAACATGCTGAACACATTGCGAGTATGTTGGGTAATTTTGGTATCGATTGCGCTGCTGTTCATAGCAAACAAAATAGCGAATACAACAACGCCGCAATTAAAGCATTCAAGTCTAATGAATTACGTGCTATTGTTAATTTTTCTAAACTTACTACAGGCTTCAATCATCCTGCTATTGATTTGATTTGTGACTTTCGACCAACTATGTCTATTCCTTTGCATATTCAAAAATTAGGACGTGGAACACGCCCTGCAAATGGAAAAGAGAATTGCCTTGTACTTGACTTCTCGCGCAATATACCACGCTTGGGACCGATCAACGATCCTGTTATCCCGCGCAAGAAAGGCGACAAAGGCGGTGAAGTTCCTGTTAAGATTTGTGAAGCTTGTGGCACCTACAATCACGCTAAAGTACGTTTCTGTACCGGCTGCGGCAATGAATTTGAATTTAAGGTGAAAATTGTTGCCAAAGCTGGAACACAGGAAATATTGCGCTCTGATTTACCGATAGTCGAATATTACGATGTTGATCGCGCAATATACGCTAAGAAGCAAAAAGATGGCAAAGCCGCTTATATTCAAACTACCTATTTCTGCGGCTTGCAAGCATTTCGGGAATTTGTATTTCCAGAAGGCAAAGCTTATGGTAAACATCGCTATCATCAATGGTGGATGCAACGCAGTCCAATCGAGCCACCAATAACAGTAGATGAAGCTTTAAAGCATGTTAGTGAATTGCGTTGTCCTAAGCGCATTCGCGTATGGGTAAATAAAAGATATCCAGAAGTACTTGGAGCAGAGTATTAAAAATGTCAGAAACATCAAATATACGAAAAGAAAGAATAGAACGTTTATTACACGAATTACGATATGAAATAGAAAGAGGAATGCTTGAAAAAGATATAGATGAAGAAATAACTTTTAGATTTTATGTACCATTATCAAGTAAAATTCCAGATGGTGTAGTATTTTGTCAATTTCAAACAAGACCTATTATGCGTTATCAAATGAATCCCTCAGATATGCAACCTAGATTAAAAATAATAAAATGATCACCAAAGACAAACAACAACTATTCTACGCCTTCATCGATGCTTGCGAAGCAGCAGGCTATTTTCGTAATTGTACCGGCTGTTGTAATTGGGATACCACTAAAGAATGGTGCAAGAAATATGATGTAAGACCACCTGTAAGCGTCATTGTGAAGGGTTGTAAAGAATATGAAGAAATACCTTACTAATGGCTACTCGACCTAAAAAGCGCACCGCCGAAGCCTCGCAGCCAGCATCCGATTTGCTAGCTGCACTGCGCTTTTGTGGCTTAGTTACACGCGACGTAGGACCAATTAACGAAACCCATATCTGCCTTGGCGCACATTGGGCTTGTGCATCGAATGGCACCATTGCTTGCGGCCATCCTATTATCGAGGATATCTACGCTTGCCCACAATCTAAGCTTATCATTGAAGCCTTAAGCAAATGTGGCGAGCAAATCAGCTTTACGCAAATCGACAAAAGCAAGTTGTCGATCAAATCAGGTAAGTTTAAAGCTATCGTGCCGTGCATCGATCCAACTCTATTGAATTTAGCTGTCCCCGATCAGCCTGTAGCTGACATAAACGATAGCTTCAAAGATGGCCTAAGCATTGTAGGCATATTGCCTAATGAAAACGCACAGCAAATTCATCTGGCATCAATATTGATGAATGGCCAAAGCTTAATATCGACTACTGGTAAAGTCATAATCGAGTATTGGCACGGCATTAATCTTCCTTCTGGCATATCATTACCAAAAGCAATTGTCGAACCGTTAACATCTGCTACAAAAAAGCTATCTCGTTTTGGATTTAGTGAGCATAGCGTTACATTCTACTTTGAAGATGGAAGTTGGATCAAAAGTCAGCTATATGTTGAGCGATGGCCGAATATCGCACCGATCTTGGACCGCCAGACGAACGCTTGGCCGATTTCGAGCGATTTCTGGAAGGGTCTAAAAGCCGTAGCGCCGTTCACTGATAGTGGTTTCGTTTACTTCGATGCAGGGTACATCCGCAGCCACGATAACGCAGCCCAAGGGGCTAGTTTTGAGGTTGCGAGCCTGCCTAAAGGGCTTGCCTTTCCGGCCAAGCAGCTTGCCATGATCGAGCCTTTCGCCCAACGTATCGATTTCCTAGCAAAAGATTGTCTTATGTTTTACGGTGAGCGGATCAGAGGGGCGATAGCAGGAGTAAGAAGAAATGAAGCTTAAATGTATCGGTGGTCCAAATGATGGCGAATATGGGAATACAAGGGATGATAAGCCACGTGTAGGTGAATGTGTTCAAATGAGAATAGCTAGACAATATTTACCAAAAATAGATGACTTCATTCCAAAATTAAGTTATGAGCGAATAGCTGAAGAAATGACGGATATAATAGTAATGTATATTGTAGATCGGGACTGCGATGGATTATTTTTACGTGTAGTATGAACTCACCACTTACCCTATCCAATCAAGTTGCTTTAAAGCCTTATCGGCCGCGTGAACCTATTTCAGTCGAGTATGCAACTGATCAGGAAATATGGAACGGCGCAGGCGGTACGCTAATCCTTGATACTGAAACTTACAGCAACTTCTTTTTGCTTCAATTGCTAGATATCAAGACGCATAAGATTATCAAGTTTGAGCTTGGAGAAAGTCTAAATGCTCAAAAACTTAGCTGGATACTTCATAGCTATTGCACTATTGGGTTTAATAGTATCAAATACGACATGCCACTTATTTGGTATGCATACTTGCATCAAAACAACGAACAAATCAAGCGTCTATCCGATGAAATAATCTTTCAAAATACTTGGCCTAAGCAGCTAGAGAAAGATCACAACTTTAAAATCTGGCCTACCAATCATATCGATCTTATCGAAGTCTGTCCGTTGATAGGTTCGTTGAAACTATATGGAGGGCGGTTACATGCGCAGCGTATTCAAGATTTGCCTTTTGACGTTAATCGATCATTGGATAGCTGGCAATTTCCTATTGTGGCTGATTATAATATTAGTGATCTGCTTGCCACTGAAATACTTTTCAATAATCTAACAGAACAGCTTCAACTTCGCTCCGATCTTAGCCGTGAATACAAACAAGACTTAATGAGCAAGTCAGATGCTCAAATTGCTGAAGCCGTCATATCGAGCGAATTAAAGCGATTGACTGGCAAATGGCCAAGCAAGCCAAAGATAGATGCTCTAACTTTCAATTATCAGCCGCCATCATTCATTCAATTCTTTACACCAGCTTTACAAAGAGTATTAGATAAGATATGCTTACAAAAGTACGGAATAATGGAAAACGGCCGATTAGATCGAAGCAGTATTGATGATTTAAAAATTCAAATTGGCGAGCAAGTCTATCGCATAGGCAGCGGTGGTTTGCATTCATCTGAAAAGAATACAGCAATAAAGGCTGATAATGAGCACAAATTATTCGACCGTGACGTTGCTAGTTATTATCCTGCTATTGTCCTTAACTGTAAATTGTATCCTAGCCATTTGGGTGATGCATTTTTACAAGTATATCAAACAATTGTCGAACGACGCATTACCGCAAAGAAAGCAAAAAATATCGCAATTTCCGAATGTCTCAAAATCTGTATCAATGGAACATTTGGAAAAACTGGAAGCCCTTATTCAGTCTTGTATGCGCCAGAAATGATGATCCAAATTACTGTTACTGGGCAACTTGCGCTCTTAATGCTAATTGAAAGTCTAGAGCTACATGGCATTCCTGTTGTCAGTGCCAATACAGACGGCATTCTTGTACGCTGCCCGAATGCTGCCGAGGATGAATATCGTGCTATCATCGCATTGTGGGAACAGCTAACCGGCTTCGTAACTGAGGAAACAGAATATGAAGCGATTTATTCGCGCGATGTTAATGCGTACATCGCGATCAAAAAGGATAAAAGCGTCAAGGGTAAGAACCTTTATTATGATCCGTGGCGAGGTAAAACAGCTAGGGATAATTACTGGAAATTCCAAAAAAATCCAACTACACAAATATGCATCGAAGCAATCGAGCGGCTAATAATCGACGGCATCAGCTTAGAAAAAACGATCAAAGAATGCCGAGACTTTACCAAATTCGTATCGGTAAAGAATGTGACGGGCGGTGCCCACAAAGATGGAGAATATCTTGGCCGAACTATTCGATGGTATTATGCTCGTAATATCGTCGGTACTATTAATTATATTAATTCGGGAAATAAAGTACCAGACACTGAAGGTGCAAGACCTTGTATGGATTTACCTAAATCTTTTCCTGACGATATTGATTTTGATTATTATGTTAATAAATCGATAGAAATGCTTTTTGATATTGGGTACTATAGACGACAAGAGCAGATAAAATTCTTCTAATTATCAATTCCACTTTCAGTATCTTTCTTGACAATTGAGCATCCGGCCATAAAACCAACCCCGCCAGACTTGCCAATATCCTGATCCAACCAATCTTTCGCGGCCTGCCAACAAGCTTCTTTCGTCTCCATGTGATGTTCTTGCTGAATATCTTTCACGTTCGGAGGCATGACTAGGATAACTGTAAGAACGATTTCAAACATTAGGTAGCCCCAGGAGTGATGTAACAGTATAATACTCCATTTGTACCAATGAACACGTAACCGTGACCACTTGGATTACCGCTATCCCATTTCATTTTTGCATTTGGGATTTCAATTTTTGTTCCCGGATTGATATGTGGGCGAAAGCTACCATTGTAAAATTCATCGCTGCGCATATCGGTAATGATTGCTATGTAATGATCGCCATTTACTTCATAATCATCGGCTTCATAAGCATCAGCTTCACCGCAACAGGACACGGACGGATTATCAGGCTGCATTAACGACTGAAACCATTGGCGCACTTTAGGAGGCGTGCTTTCCCAACCATTATCGCGAGCGAAAGCATGAAAAGCAAACAACAACACTATACAGATTGCAAAAATAGCAATAATAAAATCGCCTTCATGCCATCTGATTTTCATTGAGATTGCTTTCGTCTATGATCGACTGGTAATACACCATCCTTTGCAGCGTTTCTAACTTCAAGCCCCCAAATTCGATCACTTATTTCGTGAAATCTATCATCATCATGCTTTTCGTGATACTCTAATTTTTCCATTATTGTCTTTGTTACTTCGCGTAAACCATCATACATTAAACTGCGATTAATTGAAAATTGGGATGAAACAAACCATACTAATACACCTGTTGACCCCATTAAACCTACTATGCCGCTAGTTGCTAGAATTATTGCTTCCCACGACATAATAAACTTTTCCCAAAAAGAAATCGGGGAGGGAAAATCCCTCCCCTTCAACACTTACCACTTAAGAGCTAGGCCCCCTAAGATATTGGTGCTTTCGCTGCCACAAGCTTGACCACCGGGCAAGCCAGTCCCAACGCATACGCCGCGCTGTGGAAACTTGGCCATTACGAAAACATCAACCACTGATCCGCTTGTAAGCTGTCCAAGCGCACCAATGCCCACACCAGGAGCGAAGCGCCAATCCTTGTTTGATCCCGCTCCGAATACATCAATCGTAATATCATCTTCGCTCATTGAAGCGAAAAGATAGGGCTTGATGTTACTAGCAACTTGCCCGTTCGGCAGAGGCGGGAAGGGTGGAATGGCGAGATTAAGTGTCGGGAACAACGCCGCTACATCCGATAATGGCGCACCGAACATGACACGCTGCGTAAAGGAAGCTGGCCCCGTCAAACTGAAGCCTTGTGCCGAACCATTGAAGTTATTCCAGCCGAACCAACCTTCAACAGCCGCGAACATCTGGCTATTGGGAACATTCCAGGCGTAGCCGGCAATTCCAGCAACACCAATCTGATTGGTCACAAGGCTATTCGTATTGACACCGGGAACCGACACATTGACGTTGCCGCCCCCGCCCATTGTCCCAATGCCGAAGTAGATACCGTTGGCAGCCGGATAAGCGAAACTAAGCTTAGGTGCCTTTGTGGGCATGTCGGCAGCGAATGCCGAGCTAGACAGACAAGCGGCCAAAAGGATTACCAATTTGCGCATTTGTAACCTCATATGCTGATTTGCTCTGATTTGAGCCTAATCAGTCAAGCACAAAAGAGTGTGCTTTGCGTGCAACAGATAAGATTAATTTATCCATTTGTTGAGCCTAGATCAGGACACCAATTCCACCAAAAATGAACGCTCAAACCTCCTATGAATATTCCCCACAATATAAGCGTCATCGGCCATGCGCCTAAACGATGCATGAACCTCGAAAGCGTTCCAAAGCGTTCAGATTGATGATTGAAACCATATCGTTCTAATACCGCAAATGATCCGATTGCAAATGCAAACCACCAGACCCATATATTCATGTTGTCACCGCCTTATGAAACAAATCTTTTTCAGCTTGCCGTCTTCGGCTTAATCCAGCCAAGACCTTGCCTTGTGCTCGATCATAAAGCATGAAATCTTCATCAGCCAATTGATAATTCCCGCTATTTAGTGCCTTAAGTAAAGAGCAATTTGGATGCCCTAACCATCCTGTATTGAATTGAAAAGATACCAAAGCATCAAATTGATTTTGATTAAGAGCGACCTTAACCAAATGTTTTACTTCCAATTCGACTGATTGCAAATCAACCGAAAGAAACTGATCTGCTTGCTCTTTTGTAATGACTTGACCGATATATACTTTCGGTGGCCCAGCAGCATCAGTATGACCATAGCCAATAGTTAACGTGCCGTGTACATATTGACCAGCTTTCACAATATGATCGCTGGCGTCATCATAAGCTTGAAGAATACAGCCTTCAAATTCTTCAATCAGTTTGCGGCCATCATCGCTTGTTTTTAAATCATCGTTCATGAGGAAGTTACTTTTGCAGATGGAGTTGCATCAGCAACTTCAGGTGTCGTTATAATCTTCTTAACTTCTGGCATTGCCGCAACAGAATTAAGCTTGACTTGTGGAGAGGCGTTATGCGCTGCCATCCAAGCCGTATAGATTGGCGTAGCAACAGCAATCAATCCTGCCACACCTTTCAAGACACTTTGCAAACCATCAACAATTGAATTGATATCAGCGTTTGCATCAGCCGATTGTGAGCTAGTAAGCAATCCCATTGCTACCGCAACAGTTAAACCACCAGCCGCATAAGAAGCAACGTGCTTACCAGCCGCTTTGTATTGATCCCAATCCCAGTTCATAATTTCCTCACGGTATGTTAGTTAAATTAGTAAACATATTAACAATTCCATTGTATTCAGGATGAATATAATCCAGTCTTGAATGAGAAGCTGAATAACAAGGCGTAGTAAATGGTTGATATGCAGAACTACACGAACCTGTTGACATTAAACTATAAAGATCGATGAATTGAAGCGGTCCTAAATTTCCAAGTGTGTTATCAGAAACATATTTCATAATTCTTGCAACAGTCCAAGGTCTTTGTATATTTATTCCTGCTGCTGCTTCTGGTGGTGGATCAGAAACTAAAACAACAGATGCTTTACTTGCAGTAATTAATGGAATTAAAATTTGCAAATTATTCCAAAAGGGAGTTCCGTTGTAATCTGTCGAGCAACAAGAATTATTAACAGCATCATTAAGTCCAATTTGAATAATGACAGTATGAGGCTCATTGAGCGATGACCAAGGAATACAATTAATCAAGGTTTCAACAGTTGCTCCTGCTGATCCAAGCATATAAACAGGATATCCATTTAATGTATTTAAGCCTTGGCCGTAGGTCGTGCTGGCTCGTTCAATGAAACTATCACCTATCCAAAACGTAGAATGTGCTGGCGCAGATGATATAATATTGGCTATCGGTTGTCGCCTATCGTTGTTGTAATAGGTATCGCCGCATGAAGCATTCGCTGCAAAAGATATCAACGATATAGCAGCAGCAAGAATATATTTAATCGTGTTTATCATGTTATTGTATTCTAATTGCTGAAATAGTGCTATCTTTCAAATTTCCGGTAGAATTAAATTTAATAAAGCCAGAAGTGGAAGTTGCGTCGTTACAAGATATGCGAATATTTGCACCGGGAGTGGTAATATATCCTGACAAAGAAAGAGAATTAATAAGAGTTCCAGCCGCAGCGATACGTGTAACCCCGCTATCAATAACTGTTGTTCCATCCCATAATTTACAATAAATATTTGCCGCTCCTGCTGTATCCAATACTATAACATTACCAGATGCAAACCATACACCAGATGCACCTTGCGCTACGCTAGGACCGTCGAAATAAAGTCCTGTATTGTTTAGATTAACATCGGCTCCGAGCGAATTAGTAATCTTTGATAAAGCCGTTGCAACTGTACACGTTCCACTTGTTGTTATATTGCAAGTACCTGAAACAGCAATTCCTGTTCCAGCAGCAATAATAACATTTGTAACTGAAGATGAAGCGCATGTAGTACCACTGTCAACAATATTACCACTTGCATCAAAAGAGGCACAATCATTATTAACCAATGCACCTGAAATGCTACCAAGCTTAGCAGTATTGCCGGAAATAGAAGTTATAGTTGTTCCGTTAATTTTGAAAACATTTCCGGTTCCAGCAGTATCATACGTCTTATTAGTAAGAGTATCTGTTGTTGCACGACCAACAAGCGTATCCGTGCTTGTGGGCAATGTTAATGTACCAGTATTTGAAATTGTTGCAATAACAGGTGCAGTCAAAGTTTTATTCGTCAATGTATCAGTTGTTGCTCTGCCCACAAGAGTATCTGTAGCCGAAGGCAACGTTAAAGTACCTGAAGCCGCAGCAGCTACAGCAAGTGTAGTTGTTCCGCTTGTCGCACCAGCTAATTTCAAGCTACCTTGCACTGAACCACCGATACCGATTGTTACCGCTCCGGTTGAAATCGTAAAATTCGGATTGCCGCTAACAACGGTTCCAGTACCGCCATAATAAGTCATCTGACCAGCAGTACCGGAATTGACCGTTCCACCACCGCCGCCAGTCGTGCAAGCGCCGCCAGCATCGATAAAATTTAAATTCGCATCGATGCTAACACAATGCCCACTAATGAGCACGCCAGCAACTGTACCAACTGTAGCAGTATTGCCGCCGATAGCAGTAATACCAGTTCCGGCAATCTTAAAGCTGTTTCCGGTTCCTGCTGTGTCAAAAGTTTTATTGGTCAACGTATCGGTAGTTGCGCGACCTACATAAGTATCTGTGCCTTGAAACGTAATAGTTGTAGCATCGGTGCCGGCTAATGTGAGTGAGTTATTAGCTGTTAAAGTCTTGCCATCTAAAATAGTTAGAGTTGATCCTGTAGCAGGAGTAGTTAAGGTAACTTTATTAATTGTGGTTGCAGATGCTACGCCAAGAACAGGAGTAATTAAAGTTGGCGTATTAGCAAAAACTAACGCTCCTGTTCCAGTTTCATCAGATATTACACCAGCTAATTGCGCCGAAGTCGTTGCTGCAAATTGCGATAAAGGATTAGTTGTAATTCCACATGTTGAACAAGAAATATCACCCGTTGATGTTGTGATTTGAAGTGGTAAAGTCCCGGTTACAGCAGGAGTACCACTAACATTACCCCAAGTAATAGTTACCGATCCAGCGTTATTTTGCACTGTTTGAGTTACAGCACCAGAAGTCGAACCCAAAAGAGCTATTTGACCAGTTGAACTAGCATTTAAACCAATAGATAAAGTTGGACTAGACCAAGTTAAATTACTAGCACCGCCAAAAATACCTGCGCTGTTAAATTGAATTGCTGTATTAGAGCCTCCCGGAGTACCGCCACCGCCACCACCTGTTACACTTACTATATTTCCTGTGCAACTTAAACCATTTCCGCAAGCAATATCTCCAATCATTCCGCCAAGTGATGTAACCCCTAATGCAATGGCTGAATTAGCATCGGGAGTAACTTTTATAATATAGTTCAATGTAATTGTTGGTTGAACAAGTGAAAAGGCTTGTTCTGTAACGTTACCGTTAAGTCTAATTCCGCTAATAGTACCTGTAGCTGTAACGGATGCAAGATTTAAAGAAGTCACAACAGGAGTAGCGCCAGCACTAATATTATAAGCTTGACTATTAGAACTAGTAGCAAATGTTTGACCCGTAGGTGTTCCACTAAATGAAGGTGAAAATAAAACATTCGGTAAATTATTTTGAACTAAAGTTTCACTTTGACTTCCACAAACTACACCTTGGGCTGTTGCATTGGCACAAAAAGCATTCGTTAAGTTTGTCGAAGCTGTGCCGCCCATATTAGGACGACCGGCAATTACATTTCCTCTGAAATCAGGAAGCGTAAATGTTGTTGATCCGTCACCATTACCAAATGGAAAAAATACAGCACTTGTATTCAAATTAACAGTAGATGGATTAGACATTACAACAGTTGATGAAGTCTTAGAAACAACTGTTGTTCCAGGAATAACACAAGTCGTTTCTATAGGCGAGCCAATTCTAATTTGCGTTGTATCTGAAATTCCAGTTAAGGTATTCGCGCTTCCACCATTACTACAAACAACATTTAATGTTTGCGTAATTGCAGTAAATAATACTGAATAAGTTGTACGTGAAATCTGTTGACCGAAAGCAAATAAATATTGATTAGGCGCTTGAATACCAGCCCAGGGCTTGACAGTGCCCACAAGATCACCGTCGCCTGTTCCTACTATTGTGCTAGTACCCGGAGCGGCTGTTACAGCATCCCAAATCGTATTGCCGCTTGCATCCTTGACAATCTGACGATAGGTTCCTTGCCCGTAAATGCCGCCTGATCCCCCAGGAGGCTTGCCACCAGCATCCAAAGTCAAAGGATTGGTCCAAGGTGTAGCTTCGTTCGCATCCTGCCAAACAGGTTTGAGATTGAATGTAGAGGGATAATAAAAACCAACTGTACCGCTGGTAAGCGGATTACCGTTGTTATCGAAATATTGCTGCAAAGCATTAGGAAGTAATGCAGCAGATTGTGCAAATACTAAACTGCAAGACAAACAATAAACGAAAGCAGTAAAAATGAAACTGTTAATTTTCTTCATCATCTGGCTTACCGTTGCAATCTATTTTCGAGAATATATCGACTGGACTTGGATAATAACAGCTTGCATCATTTCGTTTGTCTGGAATTTTTTCAAGACTTTATTTCTGCAAAGCGACGGGTAATCCGGTTTTATTTTTCCGCTTAACTAATTGGCTCGAATAAGGCTGTATTGCTTCACCAGCCTTGTTAATAATTCCATGTGTTTCGCCTGTACCCGAACGAATAATCGCGCGTCTTGTCACATTGCTATTCACAGCCGCTCGCAATAATCGATTAACTGTCAATCCAATTCCACCACTTCCAACATCGAATAAAGTAGCGCCGCTTAAAAGTGCGCTTCCCCCGGCTGTAGCAGCGGACAACGGATTGTGTAAAAATGCACCTGTCGCACTTAAAATCTTTTCGCCTAGTGGTGTACCACTATCAGCAGGCGTCGGAAAGAACTTTCGACCGATATCCGCAAGCTCACCTAATTCTCCTGATCCTAATTTGCCACCAGGAGCTTTATTGACTTTTTGCATAAGCTTTAACGGACTTACATAACCTTCGGCAGATTGATCAACCAAATCTTTAACCGTCATTGCTGCTTTGTATTGTTGGCGAGCCTGATTTAAAATCGCCTTTTGATTTGGTGGCAAACTTCGATCTAATGCACCTTCAAGTGCATTTCTAATACGATTTGCTGAATTGGCAATATTAGGATTACGCGACTTCTGCGCTTGTGAAAGCATAGCATCATACTTAGTTAAAGCGTGATAAGCTTCGCCGCTTATTTCTCCATTTTGATCTATTTTTGTAATAACGTTTCTTATCTGTGTCATTACTGGCCGCAACTCACCTTCTGCATGAGTACCAGCAGCATCATTAATAATAGAATGTAAATCCTGACCTAACTTAGCATCAGCATTAACAGTTGCACCTTTATAGACATTCTCCATTCTTCCGCCAATAGTCTTGCGCGCATTTGCAACAACTTGTGGCGTAATTTCATCAGTATTTTGGCCAAATGTACGCGAAACAGCCCTTGTGAATTGACCAATTTGCTTATCTGTAATCCCTTGCGCTCCTGAGAACGGCAACATACCGCTCATTTGATCAAACTTCTTTAGCAACGGACTGCCAGAAACTTGTGTAGCCTTAAGATTAATACCTAATTGTTCGGCTCGCTTCGCTAAATCGGCAACAGTTGGCGTAATCTTGCCCACAATCTTACCGCCGATACCTTTTGCCAAATCCCCTGCACCTGTAACAGCAGGGCCACCGATAGCGCCTGTCAGTACACCCGTTCCGACATTTGCTGGTAAACCTTGCTCGTTAGTCGAATTGGTCGCAGCCCCTAGAATGCCACCACCTAACGCACCTATGCCAGTCGCAGCCGCAGCCCTATTGAGCAATGGTGCCGCTACCTTGACGCCAGAAGCCGATATTGTGGGCAACGCACCAGCAGCAGCCCTAATGGCCTGAAATGCCTTCAAAGGCATAAGCGGAGCGGTCCCTGCAATCTGGCCTGCTGCCCTACCAATATCTGTTACGTTAGGTAGTATTCCTTCGGATGGTGGATACTCCTGATTGTATTTATTGCGAGCCGCTGTATCTTCAGCAGTCGTGCTTTCTGCACTTTGTCGAATAGGACCAGCTAAGCTTTCAGGTAATACCTTGTTTGCAACAGCAGAAACACCACTCGCCAAACCTTCCGCTCCGGTATCGACAATATCTTTTAATCCTCGCAATGACGATACAGCCGCTTTAGCCAACAATCCAGACCAAGTAGGATCATCCTTAAAGCCTTGCCAAAATTCTTTTTGTTCTAGTGGCTTTGTTGCTTCTACAGGCGAGCTAAATGATTTGTACAAATCCTCGATATCTTCAGCAGGCTTTTCGTTGGAAGTTCCTTTACCGCTAAATGTATTATATAAATCCTCGATATCATTGAAATTATCAGCAGAAACGTAAATGGGATTACCGTTATTGTCATAGGTCAACTCAGGGTTTTTCATACCCTGTGCTGCATAGATATCAGAAAGATTTTGTGTAGGAAGCGGCATTATTGACCTACGTTAAACAACCCTTGTTGTTTGATAATACGCAGCGTATTCCAAAACTTTTTACCTTGCGTTGTAGTAGCTTCTTTTTTCATTTTATCAAGTAATGACTGACGCTCTTTTGGTTCCATTTGATCAAGTTGCATAGCTTGTTGATCAATCGAGCCAGAATAAGTAGACGTGTGTTTACCATATTGTGATAAATCATCGCTCGTAAAAGCACCCGGTTTAGAAATTATAGTGCGATCTTGCGCAACAGCGTCCTTAGCCAAACGTGTCAAAGCAGGAAGAATTTGAATGTTTGGACTTGGACTAGAAGCTTCTAACAATGTCTGTGAAGCATCGGATCGTTGCCCAACTGGATTGCTCGAAACATAGGCATTAAGTTTCTTAACAACCTCTTGTCTAATTGCTATAGGATCGTTTACATCAGTCGGAATAAAACCGAACGCTTTCAATGCTGCAACAGCGTGTGTGAATTGATTAGTTCCAGGACCAGCCATAATATCCTTCATTAGAGGAATGGCTTGCAAGATTGGAATTAGAGATTGTGATTTCTGTGCTGCAATTTGCTGATCTTGTGCTAATTGCGTTTTACCAGCTTCAAATAATGGCGGATTACCAGTTGGTGTAAATGCTTGTGTCGGTACGCGAGTAGGCAAGCCGGCAGATGGTACACCGCCCATATTAGGTTGATCGGGACCGACTGTTACACCTGTTACATTACCCATACCTTGAATATTACCTTGGACGTTACGCGGTCCAACAGGCAAAGGATTAACATTGGTAGGCCCTAGAATGCCTGGTGTTCCCCTTGGCGGCTGTCCAGGTGCGCCTTGTGATACGGTAGGCTGCGTAGGCCCAGGTTGAAGCGAAATGCCCGGCTGTGTCGCTATAACGCCACCTTGCGACAATCCTCCAAAACCCGGCTTAGGACTAGCTAATGTCGGTTGAATTGCAGCATTATTGTTTACAGTTCCTTGCTGCCCTAAATGATAGTTCAAAGCTTCCATTGTGCTTTGTGCCATCTGAAGCTTGTTACCAAGCCAATTCTTCAATGTCGCAACAGCACGATCAGGCGGCATGCCTTGTGTAGGCGGAATTTGACCTATTTCCGTGGCAGTAGTATCAGCATCCATCAAACCTTCTTTTTGATTGTTTGTATAAAATTGAACAATATCCTTTTCATTCAAATCAGGCTTTGATAGCAATCCTGGAATTTGACCAGCTACAGCTTTGAACCGATTTTGAATTAATCCCAATTGTTGCTGTTGAAGCGTCAATGCATTGCTTTGCAATGCCTGAAACTTTCCAGCAGTATCGAGAAAGCTTGGCGGATTAGCCGGAAGCTTTGGATATGAACTTGTATCAGTATCGGGCATTTGTTATGGTCCATATCCTACAGCATTGCCGCCACCATTAGGATTAGGTAAATTGTATTGAATTGGCAATCCGCTTCCATTATTATTTCCGCCAAAACCACCACCATACAAGCCTTTGTAGGCAGCATACCCACCAACATTATTAGCTAAATTATTTACAGCCGCTCCGGTCGCATTATATGCTGCGGCTTGTGCATTGCCAGCACCAACAAGATTACTACTGACATTTGCTCCGGTAGCTGCACCTATCTGACCTTGACCAGTTGCGGCTTGTGCTCCGGTATCAATTAAGCCTTTCAATCGATTGTAAGCATTTGTTTGATTGATGTTAGCATTGTTAAATTGATTTTGATAGGTGCTATCGGCAAGTCCAGTTGCAAATGTAGAAGCACCCTTTAAAGCCGCTCCCGATATACCAAGACCGCGAGCCGCAGCCGAATTTTGCGTGGCTTTCAATCCTTGCGTTAAATTGAATTGATATCCAGGCGTCTTCTCCAATGTATTCTGATCCATTGTAATCGGAGAAGTCAATTCAGGCAATTTAGCATTCAACAAATTGGTAGCTGTGCCGCCTTCATTAATGAAAGGTGCAAGATTTTCTTGCGTCTTGTTGAAGATGTTTGCTTGTAACTGCGCAGCAGTATCATTAGCTTGTGTTTGTGCGCTTGCTGCTTTATTTGCAGAATATGCAGTTGTAGCGGCACTGATTATGCCACTTCCGACGATTGCAGCAGCAACCCACGCGTTACAAAATCGATCATGCATAGCCCCATCACTATGATGAAAATGAAAATTAACATTGCTTTCTCCATCTAGGTCAAGCATTTATCAGCCTCTAACGGTAACTGCAATTGCTTTTCAAACTTCAAATATTCATCTTCAGTATGACAAATAAACATTTCTTCGATTAAATCTAAATCTTTTTCTTCAGTGCCGTGAATAGTTGTCCAAATTGTATCTTCAAGTGCTCTAGCAATACGCTTCGTTCCAGGCGGAGAAACAATTGTAAACGGAGCTTCGACAATTTTTAATTCATCACCTACAAGAACTTCAATCTTTCCTTTGCTGATAATATTCAAATTATGATATTTATGAATATGACCAGTTAAGATCGTGCCTTTCGGAATGAAAATTTCGCGAGCGTAAACACCTTTTGAAAAATAATGTTTAGTTTGTATTTCGACTTGAGGTTGTTCTTTCATTAAGCTTTCAAAAGCTGTAACTTTATCGCGTGTAGATAGCTCACTTTCATAAGTAATCGTGCCGCCATCGCGCAATCGAATGTAGCTATCCATTTGTCGTATTAGCTCCATATATCGGAATAAATTGCAATATTCCGCTTGGAGAAGTTATAGTATCACTAATTGAAACAGGAATAATTACTTGACCAGTAAGCGTAATACTAACCTTGCCTCTAGTAAGCGTAATAACAGCACCACCAGTAATTACAATATATCCAGGTTCTACAGCCGTGTACGGACTTGTTACATTTTTAATCGCTGGCGGTGCTTGAACAAACTGTTGTAGAAATTGTACCCAAGGTTTAACTAATGTTCTTGCAGCACTTACCAAAGGCGAAACAAGATTAGGAAGCGGCTGCATTTAACTCCTGCCCGGTATCACAGTGGAAAAGCCACCATTCAAAGCCGTCTTGATTGGCGCGGACCATTCCAGCTTAAAAATTCTGTCGCGTGCCATGCCGCAGCGGTTCCACTGAAGCACCGTTAAAAATTCGCCCCCTCGACCTAGCTGTTGCTCGACCGGGAAGCCAAACGAAACGCCACGATTATCAGACCAGCTTAGACTAACCATCGGTTCTGTCAAGATTGTTGGGTCTTGCTCGCCTACTTCCATATCCGCTTCAAAAGTCGTGTAGCCAATTCGATCCATATTGTTAAGCATATGCAAGAATGTCTTGCGCCGCAATATTGGTCCATTATTGTCCGTGTAGACTTCCAAATTCAATGTGTAAAGTAATCCGTTTTCAAAGTCACCAACAATATTTTGCTTATTAAAGAACATCGCACAATTAGCCCGATGACGATTAAGCGAACCATCGTCACCATTATAGAATGCCCAACGAAACCACTTTTTTACTTTCAATGAATAAAGCCACGTTTCATTAGCAGTCGGAAAAGCTAATACATAGAAAGCATGGGAACCGATTTGAAAAAAGAAACCTATAGCATCATCAGTCGTTGCATAATTGTTAAATCGATCAACCAAATAAGGTGTAGAAATTTCATCAACTGTGTAGGCACTTCCTTGCACAACAATATTCTTACCAGCTTTATCTTGCATCAACCAAATACCAATAACATCGGTATTTGCACAAGAATATCGAGCAATGCAACCGTGTTCAATGTAGGCACCTTGAACACGTTGATAGAAGAAATCTGCTGCACCTGTACCAACCCAAACTTCGGTAGTTAAAGCACCAATAAGCCATAATTCATCATGTATGCTTAAGATGCCCACAATAGGATCAGCCGAACCAGACTTGGCAGCAATATCGAGCGGATCAAAAGCTAAAGCTACTCCTGTAACCGTGTAGGTAAATCCAGCACCACCGCCGATATCGGCAGCATTTGCCGAAAGAACATCGCCTATGATATAATTCTTGCCACCATTATTGATATCGACTGTATTAACTGCATTGCCTGTTACCGTAATAGTCGCTGTCGCGCCTGTTCCCGAACCGCCTGTAAGAGCAACATTTTGATACACTGCATTCGCGTATCCTGCCCCGCCAGCAATTGTACCGCTCGCAATTGCTGTACCCGACAACATACCATAGCTAGGATTAGATAGGCTAATATAGAATTGATTAGTCGCTGGCCTATTGAATATGAAAAACGTATCCTGATAGACCACAAAATCCGCGCCATAAAAGCTCGGATCAACAATAATATGAAACTCATTGGTGCTTAAATCTATAACCCATCCTTGCGTTCCATCCACTAGTATAGCAACCGCTCCACTATCAGCCATATAACATTGCGACTGATTATCTGGAATGTTACCAATCAAAACCAACGCATTACCAATAGTCAAATTATAGACATTGGGGCCTATAACAACATAAGCAGACCCAATCGACGTTCTAAAGGTGCAGCGTACTTTCTCCGCTATGCCTGCTGCAATTGCTGTTGATCCAGGTGTAGGATAATAAGTAAATGGTGTAGGTGCAGAACTATCGGGTGAATTATCTTCCGCGTATAGATTAATTGTTTCTTGTGCTCCCGCGATCCCAGCACGTTCAACATAGGCTGATCCTGCTAATGGTACACGCGGCATTGTCAATAGCCATCAGCATTAAACAGATTAAACGCCTTTGCCCGTCGAATTGCGATAGGCATCTGCATTTTTGGAACTTGTGTGTTTGCTACAACTATAGTATTGAGCGATGTTTTAGCTAATTGTTTTGTATCGTCCGTAGCTGGAAACTGATACATAGCTGAAATGCGTAATGATAAATTATAGAATACAGCTTCCTGATATTCAGCCGGTAATGTAAATGGTGTATCCAATCCTGTTCCAGCAGACGGAGGATTGGTGATAGCAAGCGGAAAGTTCAATGGTGCTTCAACAAGCAAATGTACTTCGTAAGTGCTATTAGGTATCGGCCAGATAAAGACATTCCCATACGGCCACTGATTATCGTAAAAGAAATGATCGGGAAGCGAGTTTAATCCCTTTACAGCAATACGAATATATTCTTCGTAACTGAATATTTTTCGTAATTGCAAGCTAATCGGCGTATTGCCAGTATTCAATTGAACGATGTAACCGCCCTTAACATCGTTCGGACGAACGCCTACATTCCAGTATTGACCAGGACCAAGAGGATTAGATTTTTGATCGTTACCGATTGCGCTTATATCGATCAAGGCTGGCACCATCCATCGGCGTACCTGCCACTGACTTATCATTTGCGATAATAGTTGAAAACAATCGTTGATATCCTCTGCAAGCGCAGTTTGACCCACACCAAGGATACCAGCTTGCTTTAAAGCTAGTGAGATTAGATCGCGTGCCGTAATCGTCATGTTCTAATGTCACCTATCGAACAATTGTGGATTACGGTGATTATGGTAATAACTAGCGTGTTGTGTTAACTAGCGAACAGATTATACGCTCATACTAAGCGATAATACATTCGCACAAAGGTCGTCACCCCCCGGCTCCCAGCCCGACACCTTTGTAGCAAGCAAGGGGAGTGCCGCCTTGGTCCCGCGTACACTCCCCTTGCATCTTACTTCCCAGCCGTCCAATCAGCAGCAGCCTTACTCTTGCGCACTGCACCAACAAGTTCTTCATGCTCATCTTCATCCTGCACAACGACGCGCTTAGGCCATTTGCCAGAAGCATCCTTTTCAGTCGGGTGGTTAATGTGCATTGGATACTTAGTATGACCCATTTCGTTCAAAATGTTAGGGTCTTTGCCGAATAGGGGATGCGGATTGCTCGCACCATATTCAACCGCTTCACCGTGTCTCGCATGTTCGTCCCAAGCCATAATCAATGCTCCTAAGTTATTGTATGAAAGTTAAATCTTATCCGCCACCACGCAAAGCCATTGGGGACGAATATATAGCTGCCCAAAAAGCACATCAGTTCTTGTAGCCAACTGATCGCTTCCAGGCAAATAGTCAGTCAGAATACGAATGCTAATACCATCGTATTCGGCCCTCGCGGCTTCCTCGACTGCCTTCTTAGGCATGACAAGATCAGCCGTAGCGAGCGTAACCGCCTTCTGCACATAGGCCATGCTCTTGCGGAAAACCTCGCCAGACTGGCACAGCAGGCGAACCTGGGCACCATTCTGCGGAAGCACGTCAACAGTCTGATACTGCTGATCGGGGCCACCGGCCGTTGTCGGACCAATGATACCAGGGAACAACGGAATGGTCGTTGCGCCTGTAATCACGTCAGCCGTAACGCAGAATTGGCGAAGCGTACCCAAGCTTTGCTTTGTCACCATGTTAACAGCGTTGACGCTATCGATGGTAACAAAGTCACCTTTCTTAAGCGTGCCGGTAATGGCATTAACCGTCAACGAACCACCACCAACGGCTGTAGTCTGATTACCACCGCTGACAGTACCACCAGCAGAGAACGTACCAGCAGTATGCTTAATTACAGTCTGATCACGGAACCAACGCTCGTAACCCAAACCGGACTTCATCATGCCAGTTCGGAATTGCTGACTGATTTCAGGTGTCGGATTGAAAAGACCCTGAAGGCTAACAGTCGTGCGTGCATCGGTAGTCGGATCGTTAACAACGCGGCGTGTCATCGGATCAGCCGAATTGTCGTCAAGCACCGCATTACCAGTTAAGAATTGCTCCGAAGTCGGAGAAATGATTTTGCCTGTTGCACTCACGGCATTGGCAGCAGCGGTTGCATCGACGTTAGAAACGAAATTGCAAACACCACCTTCCGAAGCTAACATAACCGTACTGGCAACCTTACCAGCCAAGTTGTTGATCATTGGTGCAATGACGATTTCAGAATAGTCGTCAATAGCCATTGTACGTTCGGCAGAAAGGAACGGAACAGCCACGTTCTTCTGCGAAGTCACAGAAAGCGTTACATACTGTTCCGATGTATTCTGCAACTGCATCGCAGGACCATCGGTCACAACGTAATCGTTCGGCAAGCGAATGCGCAAAGTAGAACCAATCTTAGCGCCGTCTACAGCGAAAGCAGGATCATACTGCGTATCCATATTCATGATAAAAAGGTTAGAGTTTTTGAACAATCTAACCGCTTCAGCAGTAATCATATCGATGGTGAGAAGTGTATTACCAGCCATTGTATCAATCCTAAATGTATAGCGCGCACTAATGGCGCAAAATGGGTTTCAAACTCAAAGCTTTAAGTTTTGGAAAATTACCAAGGTCTATTGGGCGACCAAGAAAGCCCTTCAACTTGCAGGGTCTACAATGCGGACCACAGACGCGAATATGCCCACAATATATGTGGGCATAGCTTTGTCAAGAGGCTATTAGTAGAAATTCAATGCATTCCGAGCTTCGCCCGTCTTCGATCTTCGGCTTGCTTGTTTCTAATGCGAATAAATTCAGCCATGTTTTTCGTTGGTTCCTTCGGCAATTGATCGGGCGACTTCGATCCACCTTTGATAGGTTCGGTAGGATCAGGAACCTTGCTGATTGCCTTTGGTGCAGGCTTCTTATCAGCTTCGATCTTGGCCGCAAGCTTGGCCAATCGAACAGCCGCCCTAGCTGGCGATAGCTGATATATTTCTTCAGCATCATCAGGATTAAGCGTGAAATGCACCAGCACGTCACCACCATTATCCAAATCATCCAGAATGCCCACAAGATGACCGGGAATTGCTCCAATATCATCAGCTAGCAAATTGATTTTCTTTTGAAAGTCCTTATCTACTTTCACAGCCGAATTGAACAAACGATCAGAAGCGTCGTTAAATTCCTTAATCGTTAGCTCTTGCTGTGCAATCTGCTTTGCACGTTTATTGACTTCTTCTTCAGTTAAGGCATTCGCCTTGTCAGGTTCGGCAGCAAGCTTCGCCTTCAGTTCCTTGATTTCATCTTCTAAAGCTTTGCGCTTGCCTACTTCACGATCAATGCGCTTCTGAAACTTATCGCGCTCTTTAGCTGTCTTGGCTTCAGCCTTTTGCGCTTCCAAATCCTCTACTTTTGTTTCGCTTTCTTCAATCTTAGTTTCATTTTCTTCAACTGCCGCTTCCGTTCCTTCAGCTTCCTCATTTTGCTCATCTTCGTTTTTTTCTTCGTCTGCTTCAGTCGCTTTGCTAGTCGTAACTTTAATACTTTCGCGTGCAGCTTTTACTTCTGCCTTTTCAGCAGTAGCCTTTTCAGTAGCAATTTCTTCAGCGGTCTTTTCTTCAGCCATGTTACACCTTTAAATTTTTATAGTTGCGATTGTAAAGATCACTTTCAATTTCGTATTTTTCTTTCTTATAATCAATTAACTTACCTCTATGTCCTTCGACATGAAACGTAGCCCATCGATCAAATTGATTAGCTTTAAAACCTTTTTCGCACATAAAGAAAGGTTGATTACTATCGAGCGTTAATCCGATAAAGTGCGGTGCTTCAACAATAAGCTTTGTTTCTTTCTGTATCTCTATTGTATTCTTGATAATAAAATAACCTTTGTGAAAGATAATTCCTTCGTGATTTTCGACGCCAATTTGCTCTTTGTTAAATGTGCAAGGTTCGTTATGCAACAAAGCATAAAGACCGCTGGTATCGTCCCTTACACCATCACCATAAATTGTTGGCAAATTCATCATAGCTGATATAGATGGCGCGAATGTCGTTGCTGCAACAAGCGATATTGCTCCACCTAAAAAGAAGCGACGGGATATATCCATATTATTTAATCCTCTTTAAACAGTCAATCTTCTCGGAAGCAATTTGCTTTACATCAGCCATAAGGTCTTTGTCTTTCTTATGACCTTCAGCCCGTTCAAGATCGCGCATTGCATCTTCTGCTTTCCATCGACGCTCGCGATCCAACTCTTGCTTAGTCGGTTTATATGGTGCTGGTCTATCTGCAATAGCTGTGCTTGTCGGCAATTTGTTTACAGGAAGTTTGCTACGTTTAGCCATTTCTTTAGCCTTTCACTTGACCAATCGCTGTTTGTGACTTTAAAGCAGTCTTAATCGAAATAGGTTTATCGCGTACCGGCTTCAATTGTTGTGAAGGTGGTGCTGGCGGCAAGTTATCGATCAGCTTCTTGATATCGATAGCTGGCAATCCTTTGATCTGTGTTGATGTAATGTTATCAGGATCATTAACACGTTCGGATAATGCATCGTAAATCATAATTTTATTTTCTTCAGGCGTATAAGGATTATTCAATTGATCAATCAAATGTTCAATTGCCTTTGGTACAAACTTCTCTACATTAGCGCGTGCATAAGCTTGTGGTGTTTTCCACTTCGACTTCAAGCCTTGTCCGCGTCCTATCTCATACCAAGTAGCTGCAAGCTGTGCTGCCACAGTTTCTATTAAAATTGATGAAGGGTCTTTAATCTTGCGTGCGATATTCATTTTACCAACATCTACTATTTTCAATTAAATGACCATGTTGCGCTGCCCACAAAGCGTGTTCCATTGCTGCTTTACAATAAATATCATGCAAATGCGACCGACGCATATCATTACCAGTAGCCAACCGTCCCCAACCAGGAATTGATTTAGCATCGGCTTGATTGATAAATAATACTAAACAAAATGAAGCTGCTGTTATTTTGTTAGACATTTGCATTCACCATTACAAATGGCATAACTTTATTTTTCCAAATATTATATAGATTAGTCCTTTTTTCTTTACATTCTCTACAAATGCAACGACTACCATGCGGCCATTTATCCGATTTTCTTTTATAACTTTCATCTCGACCTTTCAAACCTTTTGATATTTTCTTTTTATGATCTTCTGAAAGTTTAGTTCCCTTAGTGTATTGATTACCTTTCATATCCTCACGTCTTTTTCCAATTTTAGATTTGGAAATTTTTCTGCGCCTTTCTTCCGAAAAGAATTTACCTGTACTGCCGATAACTAATTTAGCTTTATGTTCTTCTGATAATTTTTTACCTATGTTAGCAAGACGTATTTTAGCTTTTGTTTCTTCTGTTGCTTTTACTCCTAAACTATTACCAGCAATTTTACAAATATTAAATCCAAATTCTCTTTGATAACATAAAGTCCAATTAATCCACAATTGCTCCCGTTCAAGCAATCTTGTTTTATCTAACACCTGCTCTAAGATTTCAAATTTGAAACCACCTTCGCCGTATTTGTTCCAAGAATTTTGTAATCTTTTATTAGCATGTTTGTTATTTCTTAATTCACTTTTATGACAATTCCAACGTAATTGGAAATGAACAGCACTTCCAATATATATTAACCCTGTAATAGTATTTAAAATTTGATAAATACCAGACTTCATTTCTTCACCGAAAACGGATTACCTTGCACTGGCACAAGTTTGTACTTCGCCGCCGCGTTCTTTTCAAGCAAAACTTGCTTCTTGTGAGGATAAGGGTCTTTAAAAAGATTTTTAGGAGGGTCTTTAGGATTTTCATGTTCAGTCTGAGCTAAATATCCATCCATTATTTTTTCATATTCGCCCCAATTAACACCGTCGGCTTCTACAGCTTTTCTTTCAGCAGGCGTGCCCACATTCAAATGTGCTTTTTCGTAAGGCATTCCTTGTTGCATTGCTTTATGTTCTTCAATTTCATGGACCATAAGATATTTGTGTAAATTTGCCGGTTGACCGTTAGGAAGCTTTAAACGATTATCAAATTGAGGAATACGCTTGTCTATGTTTACAGGATATCCGCTTTCTGTATTGCTCGCTCCTGCACCATAAGGAACGTCTTGCTTATTGTTAATAAGCGGATTTCCTTCAACCGGATTAAGCATGAAGCCAGAACTAAAGAGCGGAAAGCCTTTTCTTAAGGCTGTATCTTTAACGGATTGAGGCAGATCGATGTAGGAAACAGATTGTTTTGTACCAATTGGTTTTTTACTAGCATTATGATAAGTGCCACCTTCGATTTCACTAGCTAATCTTCTAGCATAATTTTCATCAAATATATTATTATAAACTACTTCACCAGAAGCATTGCGAACAATAAACGGAGCTTCTTTATCAAATTTATCAGGTATTGTAGTTTTCCCTTCCTTTACCTTCTCTCCCGTCCATTTCTCCATAGCCTTAGCAAATATCTTATCGTAATAGTAGCGCATACCTTCGCCACCGATTTTTAATTGCTGTCCGCGTAATGATCGCAAACCATTTGAATTAGAACCTCGCGACATTAATTTTTCAGAAGCTTCCTTTCCAATATAATCTGCTAATTGTTCCGGTCTAACATTATTTTCATTTATCATATCACGCCCATTATTACGGGCAATCAATTTCCAAGTATCAGGATTATAATGCAATTCATCTATCTGCTTACTCAAATCATACCTAGCCGCCTGTGCTTCCCCAGGTGTCCAGCTAATACGATCTAATCCCTTTTCAGCAGCATCACGAATAATGCGCTTAACAACTAGATCGGTCCATTGATCAGTACGCTTGAATGGTGCATCAGGAACAGCACCTAATCGCTGACTATCCGAGTAGCGCAAATATGTCTTAGCTTCTTCAGGTGTGATTATCTTTCGATCAACAGCCATCTTGACGGCTTTATTAATATCAGGATGCCCCATTACTTCTTCATCACCTGAATTAACAATCTTATCATCAATACGATTAAATTCAGGCTCTAGCTTTGCTTCCTGTTCCTTCGATAGTTTGTATCCCTTTTCCCTACCTTGCTGATGCCAGTCAGATTGCGCTTCCTCTACATGATAAGAACGTTTAGCATCGTTCTGTCCATTTTCACCAACAACATTGCGTTCATTGACACGAACATGCGCAAGGATATTTGGTTCGTCCCAATGAGAGGATTTGTAGTTATTGCTATTCTTATAGGTATCTACAAAATTTGCAGCAACACTATGTAAATTAGACGGTAGATCGCTAACACTCAAATCTTCATTAGCTAAACCTCTAATAATTTCATCAGAATATAGTTTACCTTTACCCCATTCTATCCCATTGCCTATAGCATTTTTTAATTGAGTTTTAGCTAATTCTACTTTATTTGGCAACGTCAACAACATTTCCCTATAGCTATTCGGTTCGGCACCAGGAAGTTGATATTTGGAATATTTGGTAGGATTGCGACCACCTAATTCTTTTTCTTCATTTACATAACCTTCAGCATCTTCTCTATTAGCACCAGTAAACCTAACATTTCCTCTATTATCAACTACATCAAATTCCCCTTCGTATTCATCTGAAGGCTTAATGTTTAATTGTTCTGGTGCTTTTTGTACTTCCTTCAACTGCACCTTATTAGCCTGCAAATAATCCTGTACCTCTTGCTTCGATATCGGTCCATCCTTCTCGCCAAGATAATCCTTCAATCCAGTCCAATCTAATTCTTCAGGTTTGACACCTTTGCTGTTCGATATAGTTGATAGCCATTGCTTTGCTGGTGCAGCCTTCATCGATGCATTGTTAACTGCATTTTCGACGGCTGAATAAAAGGTAGGTGCTTTCTCTAATGCTGCTATTGGTGCAGCGGCTTCGTTGTCGGATTTAAGAATATTTCTCCATCCTAACTGCGGACTTCCTGTAACAGAACTACCTTCAGCGTAACCATTATTAGACGGTCTTAAAGATATTTTAAACGGTTCAATACTATATGGTTTCCCTTCCCAAATTCCAATGATTTCAGATTTATCAATAGGGCGGCTAACTCCAACTTCATGGCTATCAACTCCATTTACATTAACAACTTCATTTGGCTTTCTAGTAGCTACTACATAAGCAGGAGCATCGGGACGAGCTTTAAATTTTGCTGGCGCAAAACTATTACTATAACTAACTGCCGATTTAGGATCACTAGACCAATACGTTAAACCGTTTTGACCTTCTAAATTGTACTCACCGTTAGATTGAATTTTACCAGTTTGCAAAAAATTATTATACTCGCCAGCCGACATACCTCGATAAATAGTATTCGGATCAGATAAAGGTTCGATTGAATTACTAAGACCGCTGTTTGTTTTTAATTGTGGAACTTGAAATTCATAAGGTTCGCCCTTATCAAATGTTTTCAGTTCTGCAATTTTCGGATCATAATAATGAATGTCATCTTTATTATTTCTAGGTTTGTATTTTTGAAATCCACTTCTATCTTTTGGTATTACAGTTGCTTCATATCCATTTTTACTAATTGAACTAGGCTCTACATTAAATTCATATCCTTCACCAAATTTATTAAGCAACGGTGCTTTAATTTCAGGCTGTACTAACTTCCCTCCCGCACTTCCAACTGCACCTTTTTCAGCCATACCAACTCCACCACCACCCATCATTGCAGCCATATCTTGAACACGCTGCAATAATTCATCCTCGCCGCCAACATCACTACTGATCGGTACAGATGGCGGCACAATAGGCGTTTGCACCTTACCCTGCATTACATCTGTGGGCAAGCTCAAAGCCGAACGCACGATCTTTTCAGGAAACAATTGATAACGCTCGCCACCACCGGCACCTGTCAATATATCGACAAGGCTATTCTTTTCGACTGGCAAGCCAGAAGTATATGGAGAAGTTGAAGTCGGATAACTGACACCTGTAGCAGGATCATAACTTTGATCTACAGGCAATGGATTATTATCATCTTGATAATATGGTAATCCATCAGCAGTATATTGCAGCGTCTTAGCCATTTAAGCCGGCTCTACACGATGATATTGATTACCTATTTTCAGATAGTGCTTTCCGTCCGGGGCCAAGGTCGCCCCAGGAATAGGCGGCTGTCGAGGCTGCGAAGGCTCACCATTAGCGTTTCCTTCCTCCCCCGGTTCAGGTGGCTCGATAGGCGTACCGCCTTCGTGCGGGCCCGGCAAGTGCTCTAGTTCGCCTGCCCCAGGCTCACCAGCATTGAGCATACCACGAACGATTTGCTTGACAAGCGGTTGTATCTGTTCAACCGACAATCCAGGACCGGAATTGCCCAAGGCAGTTAAGCGTTTTGTCTCTGCATCATAATCGAGCCGTTGCTGTTCAACAGAAGCTTCCTTTTCACGCAATGTCAATTCACCAGCCTTAATATCCAATTCACGATCCTTATCGGATAGCTTCTTAGTCAAATCTCCGATCATTGCCGTCAACTGTTGTATCTTATCAGATGCCTGATGCATTAACTGTTCTTGTTGCGGATTAGGTTCATCACCAAGAATATTAGGCGGTATCGTGCGACGATAACGATCAGCCAATATATCAGCTTCAGGGAAGTCCGCAACCTTAAAGAACAAGTCGCCAGCAATCTGCATCAGATTTGAATTTTGCGACTGTGCCAATTGACTTAATGCATTAAATGCTTCCATGCGCCGTGTTGCAAAAGATGGACCGCTATCGGCACGCAAATCATACATGCCCACATTAGGATTGAATACCACTTGCTCGATTTGCTTGGATCGATCTTGATCAAGATTTAAAGTCGGTCCTTTCTGATACGCTTGTGGCGCTTGCGGATCGATTTGAATATTAACTTTACGTCCATCGCGCGTCAGAATTTGCTTCAATCGCTTCGTATCATAAACCTTGGCATAAAGATCGATTAAGACCTTGCCAGTATAGCGAATAGCAATAGCCAAATTATCAATAAAGTGATAAGTGGATCGGTCCCCTTGACGCTGTCTAGCGTTAATTGCCACGCCTGATTTAGCATTTTCGTTTTCTCCTAACTGCGCTTGCCATTGACCGCTCGCCATCATCATTTCATTTTGAGCGATCTTGATGCCTTCAACATACGCAGTACCCGGTTGCGGCGGTTGTGGTCGCTGCGGTGCCGGAATAGGATTGCCATCTTGATCAATATGATTGTACGGCAAATAGCTATGATTGTCTGTATTTGCTGTCTTGTAGTATTGTTCAAAGCCTAAGATAGCTTGTGATGGTGCAAGCCATGGTGCTTTAGTCTGCAATGCTCCATATTCAACATTTGCACTGGTATTGTAGTTGTAAATCTGCTGTGCGTTGATAAGTGCGCGCGTATGACCTTTTCGATCAAGCACACCATCAATAACCGTTTCGGTTCCAACTAAACGAACAATCGGAATATATTTGCCGGGCCAAGGTTTTTGATCAATTATGCGATCACCAGCAATCTTGCACCATGTAATATCTTCGGTAATGATTTTGCGTTCGCGAAATTGATAAGTAGCTTGTACGTCCTTTCCGGCTTTCTTGATTTCACGATACATCAATTTTTGATTAGCGTCCAACTTACTAAGCTGACTTAGCACCTGTCCATTTTGATCAAGCCATGTAATAAGCTTGTCTTGATTTTCTTCTTTGTAATAGTATTCAGCTATCTTGATTTCATCCTTACCTATCCAGCCATCATTACCAATCGAGCTAGAATTGGAAAGTGCAGCAAACTTCGGATACTGTTCCTTGAATAAGTCCTTCGGCATATCTTCAAAAATAATGCCAAATCGAGCATCCGAACCGTCGATTTCATTGATATCAGGATCAAGATAGACGCAACGAGGGTCTTTGATATGACGAATATAAATTTCCTGATCGAATGACCCATTATCGAGCCAATCAGTAATTACCCGCCAATAACCGATACCTGCTTCGACTTGATAAGTCGTTGCACTATCATAAACGGTTTCAGCATTAGAAATGTATTCGGTATGATAGATTAATTCTTGATAGATTTCAGCCGCTTCAAACGATGCTTCGTCACTAACCGGACGAATGCGAATACCCGGCTTATTCTGCTTCGCATCATTGATAACTAAAAGATTATGCTGCTGCGTCTTGTTAACTGTTAAAACTGGTCTATCTTCAAGCTCACGTTGATTAACTAGATCGCTATCCCATTGATACTTGTTGTGGGTATCTCCATTCGCAAACTTGTAATCATAATCAAACCTATTACGTGCTTCAGCTTCCCAATCAATGCATTTTGTATAACGTTTCTTTAGAACTTCAATAATATGCTTTTCTTCCTCACCTTGATCGGGAAGTACTTGCAATTCATCGTCCCAAGAACTACCCCAAGCCATAATTTAATTATCCAAAATTAGCGCATCCAACCCGCGCCGTTATGTATTCGCAATACTTTGCCACTTCCAACAGTCTTTGGTGGTAATGGTTTTTGTTCTGGCTTTAAAGACAATGCAAATGTTTGAAATGCATCCGCTCCATGCGAATTATCATCATGTCGCGGATTTTGGCTAAACCTTCCATCTTCATCAACATCATAGCAATATCTGCACAAACATTGCCAACCGTCAGCAGTATTTTCTTCATCAAAATTACAAAGATCAAATACAACGCGTGCCGCTCGAATGCCCACAACTTTCTTCGTCACGCGCGGAACAATCTTAACCTTGCCCGGATAAGCATCACGAATAATCTTAGCTGGACTACGGCTTGCTAATGTTTCGTTGTCACCATCATGTGGCAGATAATGAAAACCGTAATTGTATTTCAAATCTTGCAATTGTTCTATGTAGTAAGGTAGTTTCTGCAATCTATCTTGAAAGAAATTAATAATATTGTATTCAACACCTACTTGTTGAACGAACCAAATCGAAGTATAATCATCATGCCCCAAATCCCAAAATGTATGAACAGGACGTGAGCTATCATAAGGAACTTTTCCGCGCCGTCCGTCAAGCAAAACCTTTTTGATTTCCTTGGCGTAAATCGCTCCGGTCAAGGTTTGCTTGGTTTGACCGCCCCAAACGTGCATCCATTCATCTTCGTCAGTCGCCTTAAGAAGCTCGCTTTCAAGTTTCAAATCATCCGGTAGCCAAGGATTATCCTTGTAACTGAGCATCTTGACGAAAGCATACCTGACTTTTTCTCCTTTGTCGTTTGTCACATAATCAGGTGCATATTGATCGCGCTTCAATATGAAGCGTTTATAGGTTTCATCCGTATCCAATTCAGGATTGAACGTAATCCAAATTTCGGTTCCTTTGCCGAACGGTCCACCTTGATTTTCATCGATGTTGCTTAAGTAAATATTTTTACCGCGTCCGCGAATGGTAGGCGTCAACTTGTCCCAAGATACTTTGCTTACGTTCGTTGCTTCCTCTACCCATGCTATATCTATACGTGCAATTGATTTGATCGAATTGATGTTATAGCGCAATCCAAAAAATATAAACTCTGCCCCCGTTCGCTTTGAAATTATTGTTGTAGATAAGATATCAAATTCAGCTTCCCAACCCATTTCGATAATGCGATTTTTGATTGTTTCGTAAACACTTTCATTGATCGACTTTTGAATTTCACGAAAACAAGCAATGCGTAATTTTTTTTGTGAAGCAAGAATAATTAATGCAATAGCAGTTGTTTCAGTGTTGTGTGTTACTGTCCCATCTTCTAACAAAAATAATCCATCACCATCTAATGAAAAGCCTGCATATTCACCTTCGCCAATACAAGTAATATCAATTTGTGAAAGCAAAAAGTCTTTATTCTTTCTAACTTGATCCTGCTTAATTATCTTTCTCTTTACCTTACACGGAATACGCCAAGTATCCCCATTAATAGACACCCTATAGGCTTTCCCTTCAACTCCATTATTCCCACAAACTGTTTTATTGTGTGAAATATTAGTTCTAAATCCTAATGTATCAGCAAGATATTTAATATCTCTAGCTAATCTTTCACTTGTTTGATAAATATCATATCCATTACTGTGTATTGTTCCATCACTATCTATTAAACCAGCTAGAACGTCTAATCTGATTTCTTCTGAATTAGTCAAATACTCAAACGGAATATGCTTATTATCAAACAAATCGTATTTTTTAAAAAACTGCCACAAATTGTTAATTCTGCCGTGAAAGCCTTCGTTTTTCCTAATCGCTATCCCTATACAATTAGATTTTTGCGGATAAATAACAATCTTCATTCCTAAATTATAAAGAGCGTATGCTTTACAAAAACTTAAAACTTCTTCCTCCGCACTATATACAATCGTATCGCTAGATTTTCCATCGCCAAGCCAATATCCTAAATACCAAGGATTAATCAAAATCTCTTTTTCTTCAAATTTAATTAACCCTGCTTTATAACCTCTAAAATGGCTTTTCCATCTGACAGTTTGCTTACTAGCTTCAACAACATTGATGTTAGTAATCTTCGGATAAGCACCGTATCGTCCATTAGGACGCCTTGCATTACCAGCTTTTGAAATTTCTCCAACATCATTAATAGCACTTTCAGACTTTTTTAATGAGAGAATGTGAGCACTGTTACAAACATATGAAATACCAGAAGTTTGAGTAATTCGATACATTATATCTTTACCGCAAGTAGTATTAGACGCTTTACGCGGTAAACTATCCGGTCCCATTAATAAATCGCCGTGCTTTACATCTTCGACTTGCTTTAAAGAGCCATCAAACATTATTACTTTAGTACCTAACGCAAGGCATTTCATCCCTCCCCGACCGCCGTACAATATCTTGTAACGGGCAGGTTGTTCAATCAAAAATAATAATTCTTCTGGATACTCAATTTCAGCCATTTAATTGAAGCCACAAAATTAGCTTACCTAATTCAAGGGCACGTCATACCTAGCCCAGCTTGAAAGTAGCAGTTAGTCGCCTTTGCCATCAATGCCGGCACCCAGTTCGCTTTGCTTTGCAGCTTTGACGCATCCATGAACCCGCGTGTGGTCGAAGGCTTGCCACCGGGGTTGCCGATGCTGGCGTAATACTGCCCGAGCGTCCGTGTTGGGTTTGGCCCGATTGATGTACAGTTGGCGGCTTGGAACGTATTGCCGGTGCTAGTCGTTCCGATGGCAAGATCGCTATAGCCACCATTCCAGTCACAAACAATGCTGTTGGAAACGGTTAGCCTGTCCGTAATGGCCTGCACACCGCAATCATTTGGCCCGGAGGATGAACAGGAACTTCCCGTTGTGTTGATAGATGATCCTCCGGGAGTGGCAGAAATATTGAACGTCCAAGTGGTTGAGTTCCAATTCTTGACATAATATGTTGTTCCGACCGTCAAACCAGTTGGCAGCACTGCCGTTCCAATTGTATTAAAACTAATCGGCTCATTGTCTTGAAATGCGGAAGGATCGGTATTGGTGAAGTTCTGTAATGTCGCTACAGCAGGCGACGCTGCGGAAATGTCAGTGCCCCAATTGTTGACTAGAAGCCCAGTGAGGGCGGTCCCGCTCAACGAGTGCGCCGATATGTTATGGTCGTAAACCATCGTTCCGTTGACGTTTATAGACGGTCCCCAGCTATCCGCGACAGACGCCCGGTTTGCTCCTTCCAGAAATACGTTGTACTGCCATGTTGTTGTTGGCGGGCTGCTATAAGTATTTCCCGAGCAATTCGCAGGCAGTGCCGAAACAGCGTTGTCAAAAGTCAGGTTGTTGCTGCCGCTGCCTCCTGGGCGTCCCTGCATCCCGTTCGCGGAGGCGTAACCAGATGTATTTCCGACAATCGTCATTGGACCGTTATTGCAAGCATTATAAATATTGTGATTGAATACTGTAGCACCAGCAGAGCCGCCGATTGTTTCATTCCAGCCATTGTGATCGAAAACATTTTCTTCGATCAAACCGGAGGCAGTAAAACTTACGAATATGCCCTGTGAATGACTCCCCTCGCTATATGAGTCTGCAACCACGTTCCGACGAAACTGCAAAGCTCCAGTACCTTTATTCACAAGAGGCTGGATCAGAACATTTTCGATTGCGTAAAAATGTATGAAACAATCTTCTACCAGAAACCAAGTAAATCCACTCTCCATATCAATACCGATAAATCCAGCGTCGGCGGCGTCAGTTCCGCTAAACGCGCCGTTATTTGGGTCCCGTGTAGCTGAATATAACTCCCACCCCACGATTGCATTAAAGTCTGTCGTCCCACCGTTACTTTGCCATGCTTCTTTAACGCTACTATTGGAAATGATAATCGGTCGAGCGGTGCTAGAACCATATGATGTATAAACTTGTGGTGCAGCAGCAGACACACCCGTTTGAGGATTATTAAATCCTTCGCCCGTCCATGTATCGCCGGTCAACCCAAGTGTCCAATCCGGCTTATTAGCCCGCATCATTCCTTGTACGTGCGCCAGCGTTAGGCATGGTGTCGCAAAGCTGTTGTTGATTGGTGGAGTTGAAGCGCAGTTGTTACTATCGTTGCCGGTGCTGTGCGAGACATAGTAAAGGCAAGAGCCGGTGTAGGTTCCGGTTCCAGCCGTGTTGCACGTACCTGATCCCGTGATTGGTTGAAGGTTCGTCCAGCCACCGCCTATGTTGGACGCGGCTTGGAAGATGCTAAAAGCACCTAAAGCGGCATCAACAAACACCCCTATAATGCATGTCGATAATGAGAAACCGCATATCGAAAGCAAAATGACGGCTAAACTTTTCCGCATGGCTCAATTCGATATGTCCGTACCGATTGATGTCCACGCTACAGATGCGTCAAAGGTTGCTCCTAACGTAACTGTCGCGGCCCCAGCGGCGCGGTTTGCGCCCGTCCCAATGGAGGTTACATTGTCAAGATAGACTTGAGTGTGATCAACAGCGGTTATGTTGTAGCTACCATCTGGCCCGGTATGAACCGCCATAACAGCATGATTAGTGGCGCTTGTAATAGTGATAGCAGGAGCCGTGCTTGTGCCGGTTGCCGGCGTTGCTGCTGGAAAACTTGTGCCGCCTCCAGCTGGGTTTACGTTTGACCAAGAACAGCCTCCAACCGTAATCTGTGATACATTTGTCCAAGCAAAAGTTGCTGTTTTGTTGCCCGCAGTTGGATTTACCAACCCCCATAACTCTACGTGCCCAGAACCAGTTGTGGCGTTAGAAATCTTCGTCATTGACTGATTAGCGCCAGCCAAGTCCCAAACAGCCGTCGAAGCCGTGACGACGGTGGTAAATGCTATGGTAAATACTAGAGCGCCGTTTGTAAGACCTGCCCCTACAGTTTGTCCGGTAAAAGCATATGTAACCTGACCGGCGGCACTATGTGCGGATGTTGCACAAGCATCAACAGTAACTGACGATCCGCCACTAACAGCAGGCGTTCCAAGACCAGCATGACTACTCGGAACTTGCGCAAAACATTGCGCAGCCGCATAAAGCAGCGCGCAAAGCACAAAATAAAGAGCGATTGTTTTACGCATAGTTAAAATTGGTTATACCAAACATCTATATCCACACCGCCGGTCCCAGTACTATTAATGCAAAGACCGTTACCGGATGTATTAGCAAGTCCAGTCCAATATGCAGCGAGCATTGTTTCACCGGTATTAGCAGCTTCAGTTGCAACACCTGTTATCTGTGTATTAGAAGATGAACAATTAGCATTAGCAGAAGCTGTATTTTCAAGAAACCATGTTGCAACACCAGCAGCACGCGAACGCCAACCACAAATCCGAATAGTCTGCGATGCAACACCTTGTACTGCGAGAGTATCAGTAGCACTTGTAATATGCTTAAATACATGCTTATCACAAGTAATTAAACCAGCAACTTGACCGCCTGTTGCACCAGAAGCATTAGCACCAACATATAAAGCTTTACTAGGTGGTGCTGATCCTGTCGTAACCGACATATTCGTAATATCGACTACAGCACCAGAAGAAAGCGAACCGGAAGCATAAGCACCTGATGCAACAGCGCCACTAGCAACAGCACCAGAACCAATAGAACCAGAAGCAAACGCACCACTAGATATTGCACCAGAAGCTACTGCACCAGAAGCAATGGCACCACTCGCAATCGTTCCAGAAGCAGCCTTGACAGCGACTGCAACTTGATCGCTAGCAATAACTACAGGCGAGCTATTAGCCGATGTAGCAGAACCATTCGCATTCGCATTATCCACTGTCGTATGAAGTGAACGGGCTGCTGTACAAGAAAACACACCTGCTTGACCAGAAGTCAGGTTAGTAATCGAATTGTTGAACGTACAGCCTACCGGAGTAAGACTAGTTGTTCCCTGAGTAAAAGTAGCCTCATCAGCTAATGCTGTACCACCAGAACCAGCACCAGCTTTAATATTAACTAAAAGATTTCCAGCATTATCAAGTTGCAATGGGGATGCTTGACCATTAGTCAATGTTGTAGGTGTTGTAAAGAAAGTTGCACCAACAAGCCATGCATTAGCAGGAGCGGTAGCTGCCTGACCAACAAAATCAGTAATTGCACCAGCATTACCAAGATTGCGAACAGTACCGATAACTTTAGTAGTTTCAGCAGAAAGCGTGGCATTCACTGAAAATGCTGTATTATCACTCGCAATCGTAACTCGCTGAGAACCTGTTCCAGTAACACCATTACCCATAAGTAATGCAGCACCATTCATCTGCGCCAAATTCGTAACAGTCGATACTGTAGTGATAGTGCCGCTATCAACAACAGAATGTAAATTAGTTCCTGTAGCTTGTGTAACGGCAGTTGTAGAACCTGTATCAATTACAGCATGTAAATTTGTACCTGTCGCTTGTGTAACTGCTGTAGTCGATGTTGTATCAACTATAACATGCCCGATAACATTCGTTCCAGCAGGCAATGCATTTGTAATAGCAGTAACAGCAGTAAGTGTTCCAGTAATCGGAACGGTTGTACCAGAAGCAATACCCTGAATAGTCAAAACATTTGAATTGGCTGTGCCAGCCGTACCATAAATAGCATTACCGGAAGTATCACCTAAAATCTGTTGAAGCGACTGCACACCCGCTCCAACATCACGACTTCGCAATGTAAGACCGCTACCGACAGTTACTACAACAGCATTATCTGCTGCCCACAACGGATCGACTAAAATTAGCGAGAAGATAAAAACTAATATTTTTGTGCAAATATGTTTCATAAAAATATTTTCCTAAAATACAGGAATATAACCAACTGTGCCGCCACTATCAGTAATTGTAAGCCATTTTTGGATAGTTGTGTGGGAACCAGTAGGACCAACTGAGGACATAGCTGTTGCAGTTGATCCATTAGCAGTAAAAGCGCCAGAACTACCAAATTTAATAACTTCTGTACCTGTACCTAAAACAATTGGTGCAGTGCTTGCATTACTAATAGAAAGTGCATTTGCACCTTGACCACCGCTAAAATTTCCACCATTTAATGTAATTGCAGCTTGCGTTGCTGAATTATTATTGGCAAAATGTAATATACTTGTAGCAGTAACAGCTACGTTGCTGTTATCAATTGTCATTCCTAAATTATTAGTTAATGATCCAGCTACGCCAAATCTATCGCCACTATTAATAGCAGTTTTATTTACAACTCCTACATATGTACTTGAAATAGCAAGTTGCTGAACTCCACCAACAACTAATTCAACAGAACTATCAGTAGAATTATATGAAAAATATGTAGTTCCGACTGCTGACGGAAACAAATTTCCAGCAGTTGAATTTAAATAAACACGTTGATTTCCAGAAAGAGTAATTGCAGCAGCATTGGCATCTAATGTCGCATTTGAAACATCTAAACCGAAACGATAGCCCCCCGATCCTGTTGCTGAAAATGCCGTATCAGCTTGCGTTGATCCATTTGATTGTACTCTTATTCCGTACCAAAATGCTTTATTTGCTCCTGTATTTACAGAACGCGATAAATTTATTACACTACCAGCAGCAGCAACGTCAAAACCTCCATCATTAGCATCAAATTCGGTTAAATTAAGATATTGACCATCTGCCCCGGCTTTTGCGTCCCCGTTAAACAAAACACAAGCTGGATTTGCTAGAACATTTGTATATCCAGCTAATGTTTGCGTATCTAATTGACATTGCACAGTATGACCAACCATATCACCTTGACCAGCTTGACCAAGTTTAATATAGTCTCCTACTGCTGCTGTTCTTCCATTATTACCAGAAGTACTATTGTTAAATCCAGAATTATTGTAATAAAACATCGATTTTGGATAAGCTTCCTGAAGATAAACATAGCCTGAAGTAGGTTGCGTTAATGTATTAACACCTGTTGTTTGAAAACAAGTAATGATAAATACTTTACTATCATCACCATTACAAGCTGTTAAAACTGAGTTCCAATTACCAACAGTCGGTAAACTAGAAATATTAATTGCTCTATTTAATACTCCACCTTTTGTTAAAGTTAAACGTGTACCTACTAAATTTCCCGCTGGTTGATTAGCATTCCCTGTAAGTCCATTTACCTGATCAACCATCAAATTAAGTTGTGAACCACTAATTGTTCTTGCAGATGGAAGATAATGTAACAATTGCTGTTGTGCATCAGCAGCACCAATACTAACAAATAATCCAAATAATGCTGCTGAAAGTAGCTTAAACATTTTTAAAATGTTCCAACGTATTGACTATTACACTGATCACTAAAATCAAGGCTATTCGAGCACATAGGAGGGGGGCCGCTAGCAGGAGTTCCCAAACCAACACCTAATAGTAAAATTGTTCCGGCAATTGCACCAGAACTAATACATGCAACAATTAGTGCTAAAAATAGTTTAGTTTTTAAATTGAGCATAAGAAATCGAACCGCTGAATTGTACACCTGTGCTTGTTACAGCGCACAAAGCATTACCAGAAGGTACAATCAAAACCGGACCAAGACCATTACCTTTAGAAATACCCGCTTGTGCGATCAACGGATAAGCACCTGTAAGGATCGTTGTACCCGTTCCGCAAGTCGTTCCTGTGCCATATTCGAGCGTAAAATTGCCAGTTCCACCGGCCATTACATCCCAAGACGTAACATAAACTGTTTGATTAGCTACTAATGCAACAAGTTCCGTAGTAGTTGCAGAAGCAATATTAATTGGAATTGTCTTAGAAGCTTGAATGGATGGAGCACAATTAGATCCATTGGTAGTATAACATAATCGTTGCGTCGATTGTGCTTGTGCTAATGTAGCAAACAAGCTGAATAAGATTGTTAAAATTTTAAACATAATTATCCCGTTCTAAAAAATCCTCTCGCATTTGCGCGAGAGTAGTCCAGGGAGGATTGTTATTTAGAAATGTTCGCTGGCGTCAAACTTGCCGAACGAGTAAGCTTTAAAGCATCAATTTCGCCTTGCAATTGCTGCACAGCCTTAACAAGTACCGGAACAACACCGACAAGATCAAATGAACTAATCAAGCCGTTCTTGTCGTAGCCAACCAATTCCGGTAACGATGCCGCACTTTCTTCAGCAATGAAACCATAAATCTTCTTGGTTGCATCGCCCATATCAGCATTGAGGTAATAACTTGTCGCACGCAAACCCATAATTTCATTTAAACCAACCGTCAAATCTTCAATGTCGTGCTTGAAGCGACGACTAGATGTACCCTTACAGATACCAGCCGCACCAGAACCAAAGTAAGTAACGTGGGTAGTTGTATCCTCGCAAACCGTAGCTGTAGCGGTCTGCCCGCTATCAGTACCAAGACCGCCCAAGGTCAAGGCACCTGTAATTGTCGTTACAGGAGTAATCGTCACTCGTCCTGTAGAAACAGTACCGACGCCAATTGTTCCAGTACCAAGAGCGTTAACAGTTAAATTAGTGTTACCGCTTGTATCAGTAACAACAACAGCAACGGTTCCGTTAAGAGCCGCACCTGTAATCTTCAATCCTGCTGTCTGAGAACCTGTCGAACTATCAACAGTAAAAGCAGGCGTGGTTGCACCAAGCCTGCCAACCGTCAATTCAGTTGCGGAAGCACCTGTAAGTGTAAGCTGACTTCCGGTAATAGGCTTTAAAGTGCCCGTACCCGTCAAGGAATTAACTTCAGCAACCATACTGTTAAGTTGCGTACCATTAATAGTTCTAAATCCCGGCAAATACTTAGCCAAAGGGTAAGTAGCAGTAAAAACGCTATTCTGAGCAAATGCACCTGTACTAATCAGAGCAAGTGCAGTCGCAATCAAAAATTTCTTCATAATTTTAACCCCTGCTGCTGCGTTGCTGCTTACAGACCAGCCAATTCGACGGAAAATGTATCCATCGTAACGTCAATACCAGACGTACCACCTTGACCAGTAAACTTAATGGTAATTGCAGCAGAAGCATCATCAGTACCGGCATTCACATAAGTTGTGATTGCCGTGGTATCATGGATCATGTTACCATACACTTCCTGCGTAGCAGCAGAAGAAGTATAATAAACATTCAATTCACAAGAACCGTTCTTACCGCTATCAGTCAAAGTACCAGAACTAATAACGGAAGCGCCGAAGTAGCATTTATATGTTTTGTTATTGCCGTTTCCAGCACCTGTAAACGATGCTCTAATCTTAATAAATCGACCGGCAATAAGAGTATTAGCCGGAAGTGTATATGTTGCCAAAGTCTGTTCACCTGTACCAGCAACACCAGCAACAGGTGTACCAGTTGAGTAAAGCAATGCAGTACCGCGAGCATAATTAGCCAGCGTTGCAGTTGTCATAATAGCAGTCTGAGGCGACTGGCCATTAGAAAGATTAGTATCGACTGGAATAGTCTCGGCACCTGTAACAGTAGCAGGACCAGCAGGAACGCTACAAGTAGAAACAGCATTTGTAGTACTGCAATTGTAGGCAGCACCACCAATAATCGGGAATGTCGTATTCCAAAATCCAGCAATCGCCGCTCCGCAAGCAAGCGAAGCAATAAGAGCAATAGCAATGCGCTTGAACATCTAAATATTCTCCGTAGGGGTTAAAATTAACGCGAAGCAGCAACCAGTTTTAAGTTAATTGGAAGTTTCGTTTCTAATTCAGGCTCATTTTCAATTACCGTAGCAACTTTTTCTTCTGCTTTTTGTGGCTTGACCAAAGTAATTTTCAATTCGTTGCTTGTAAAAGTATTTGTCGAAGCGTCGATATTAACTTTTCCAATATATCCTTGCACTTCGGCAAATAATTTTAAGGCCGCTAAGCGATCTTTCGCCTCACAAATATAAAATCGGCCCGTAGGGTCTTTTTCTTCAGCAAATGTCAGCAACCTAGCTGCCAAGCCGTCTTTGTCAAGCAATTTCTCGCTTAATTCAATATTTTGTGCGTATGCATCCCGACTAGCCACAACTAATGGATCAGTTAACCAGTTCCAAGATGCCCACAAAGCGTGATTTGTGTTGTCGGGAAACACTTCAAGAGCCGCATCAAATGGCTTTTTGTGCTTCGCCAGTGCAATCCCGAACAGCCGCTTCAGTCCCGGATCGCTGCGATAGGCTTCTTCGGCCCTAGGAACGTCGCTGACAGCCATTTGCTGCCAAGGTGACTTGGTAGCAGGCTCAACCGAAAAGCTCCCCATTGGCGGTTGCCATGTCATACAAGCCCAAATAACAGAAACCCCTCCGACAATCAAGCCGGAAGGGTTTCACCCTGCCCCGTAGTGGTGCCGAGTATTGGATTTGAACCAATGACCTACTGATTACAAATCAGTTGCTCTACCGGACTGAGCTACCACGGCTTGAAAACATTAACCCGCTTGTGCAGCCGCCAAAGCCGCCTGTGCAGCCGCTACGTTAGCTTCGGCTTCAGCCGCAATAGCATCGACCTTGGCTTGATTGTCAGCCGACAACGGCAGCGTAGCAAGCTGTGCCTTGAGCGAATTGACCGTACCGATTAGCGTCGTCACAGCAGTTGCCAAGCTAGCAATTGCAGTAGCTTCTGCATCTTCGTCAGCCTTTACCTTATCAAGATCAGCCATGATTGCATTAACCTTTCGTATGAGAGTTTGAACCAGTTTCGTTAGAGCATCGATCTTTTGTTCGGTCCTTACGTGTATGTCAACTTGCTGCGCCATTTTCCTCCTGTTGGGTTAGAGGATTATTTTTCAGCATACTTTCCACGAATATGCTGATGAAAATGCTTACCAGGACTTTCAGCAGCCTTTAAAGCTTCATAGACTGACTTCGGAGCTTCCCACTTATGCTCTTTCTCCGAGCTATGAAACTTGATCTTGAGTGTGTCAGGCTCGATAAAGTCGCAATGGGCAAGCGACGTACTGTTTTTGAAGTGATGAAGATTAGACATTTTCATTTACTCCATTTGGTGTCCGTGGTCGGACTCGAACCGACACTGTTTTGATCTTAAGTCAAATGCCTCCTACCAATTGGGCTACACGGACTTAACTGCGCTAGTCTCAACAGTCATACCGTTTGATACAGCCCAGTAGGTTACACGACCAATCCACTTACGGTGCTCTATATTTCCGTAGTCGATTTCTTGTTCTCTGATTATTGTATCATTTTTATCGTAGATTGTCACCAACATTTTAAATGAACGGACATAACCAAGTTGTGGAATATCTTCAGGACCAGGAGCTATTTTCTCATTCATATTTTCATTCCATTAAAACGACCGCCCTGCTAGGCCAGAGGGGAACGCCTAGCAGGGCCAATCGCTTACGTCATCTGAAATTACTCAACTCTCGCAATCAACGCACCGTTACTCGGAGCGATCCAATCACCATACTTCTGACCGCCAACAACAGGACGAATACTAAACTTACGCGTTTGCTTGTAAACGTCAACTGTCTTTGTCTCACGCTTGTTCGTTCCATCCGGGTTTTTCACAGCCTTATTACCAGGACCGCGAACGGTACGCTCCACTTGCTTCGTTTCACCAGTCTTTTCAGCAAAACGCATATTTGCCGCCGAAATAGTTGAACCAAGCTTCTTGACCGGATCAGCGTTTTCAGCCGTAGCAGCAACAAAGAACGAATGCCCAACTTCCATCTGATCAAACGGATACTTCTTTGGCGCTCCGTTGCCACCGCCGCCCTTGCGCTTGCTTGGCGGTAACACAGCATTGCTAATCAATGAAAAAGCCGATGCAGTAGGAGCAGCAACAGCAGGAGCTTCCATAATCCAAGCCTTTCCAGCTTCAGTAAGCCGTACAGGTGCCTTACCATTGACAATAGCAGAAGGATCAGTGTTAACCTCGATCAACGGTGGATCATTGGTCAAACCAGCCTGTACCGCTTCATCCTGCGAAACATAATTCACAGTACCGATGGCAATACCCTTAAGCAAGTCAACATTAACGCTCGCAACAATCTTTTTAGCAGCCTTCGCCATTTTATTTACCTCACTGTAATTGTAAA